GCTATGGGAGAGAAAAGAGCGTATAAGCCCCGGAAGCCCGGCGGTGGCAGGAAAAAGCTGAAGCCGGAGCACGATGCCGGAAAGAATCTGCAAGAGCAGATGGAAAGTGCTGCTGCACTTTATGAGAAGAAATGCTCCCTCCAGGCCATCGCCGATGCTCTGAAGCTGAACCCAATCAAGGTACGGAAACTGCTCATCACGGCCGGCGTGTATGAGTCGGAGATTGCTGAGAAGGTGCAGGATACCTTTAAGGAGTATCGAGAAACACAGGACTACAAAACCGCACTGCTATCAACCGCAACAGCCCTTGAACTATCCAAAGCCTCCGTCACCTCATACCTGCCATATCAGAAAGGCGTGTACTTCCCCAGTACTGCATCCAAAGAGAAAATCAGTGTTGGAGCAGAGCGGCAGCGGAGATACAGAGCGATGAAGCGGTGGAGGGCTCATCCGACAGAAGAAAACTTCTGGGGAGTGGTTCTGGCTTATGCCGGGATAAAATTTAAAACCTACTCTGGCTTACCCTTTACCTATGAAATACGAAAAGGCAGAAGCGACGAATACACAAAAGAACTGTGGATCGACAGACGGGAGAAGAGTAAAAGTCTGGCGTGGAGTTCTGTGCTACTGGCTCTGGGAAATATTAAAGGGGAAGTGGTAAACCGCCCGAAAGCTCTGGGGGATATCCGGGGAGTGACTTACATCTATGGGATGTTCTATCGGTTCGGACTGATCGATGTGCCGGATGAAGTGAAGGCGAAGATGGGGCATTTGAAAGACCGCAAAAAATAGGTTGCTATGTGCAAAAGTTTACAGTAATATGTGCCGTAACTGAGGAAATGAATCTCGGTTGGGAAGGATGGTAGCATTATAGAAAAATTGAAGAAGATGCTGGAGGAGTATTTGAAGAAAACTGAGCCGGAGTATTACCCGCCAGTGGAGAATCTGCTGGATCTGATCTACGAACATTACACGGAGAATAATCCAGTAGAGAAAAACACAGTTGCTGGGAAAGCGGCAAAGGCCAAAGAAAAGGAACTGGAAGAGTGGCTGCGCAGCTTGGACGGAATGGATAGGCTCGTAGATGACTACGTCGGAGATAAGATTCCACTCTGGGAGAAGATCATGGACCGGCAGGGAGCGGTGTGCTGTGCATGGGAGAAGACTGCTTTTGAGGAAGGATTGAAAGTTGGAATTCGGCTTATGACGGAAGTATACGGTATGTAACATATAGTTTATGATGAAAATAAAATGAACTCCTGAAGTTCAAAAAAGCCCTCGCTTGTTACGGCGAGGGCGTGTGTTCTTATTTTTCAGGCTTTTCAGCTTTTTTCTTCTTTGGTGCAATTTTATGACCGGAGTAGATTGCCATGCCCATGCAGACCAGAGAGCCGCAAGCGAAATACTTGTGAGCCTGCATCAGTTTCTTGCAACCTGTGTAGAAGCATCCTGCCATGCAGGCAAGTGCACCGAGTGACCAATATTTATGTGCTTTCATTTTGTATGTCCTCCTCTTTCTGTATTCTAAGCAGTTCCTCTATTTCCATTTTACTCGCTAAGCGTACCGCCGGCTTCTCTTTATAGGTTTGTGCTCCGCAGTCAGGACAACGGTCAGGTCGTTCCTTAGCAGAGAAGCAGTAGCGGCATGCATCGCAAAAGTAGTAGTTCAAGTCATGTTCACCCCAATCTCTAATATATCCTCAAATGCAATAATGGTCGGCAGCTCTTTGCCGGTATCATTTATAAAGCCTGTGTAAATTCGCAGTTCTTTGTTTATTGCATCCACAGCATCCAGTACTCCGGCTATATCTTCATAGTAGCCGTCCGTGAAATATTTTATTTTGATCTCTTGTCCCTTCCGAAGCTGGCTGATCTTTTGGTTCAGTGCTTGCTTGCCTTCTTCAGACAGTTCGATTCTATTTCCTTTGAGGTGATCTCTGCCCTCGGAAGCAATCTCATCCTCATAGCCTCGTAAGGCGGCAAAAGGAGAGAAGATTTTAGCGCGATTGGACATTGGCATCCGGGGATGATTATGTGGCGGCTCCGGGCGGGAAGCGTGGAGTATTCTGCCATACTTACTTTGGACGGCTCTGCCTTCCGGTGTGTTCTTATAGTCCATGTTCTCCCTCCTCAATCGGCTTTGTGTCCACCGATAGTCTTGTTCCTCTCTCTCATCGTTGCTCCGTCCAGATAGTTGGTTCCTTTCAGAACGGCGTTCTTGCCGAACTTCTTCTTGAGACCCAGCATTGCATTCTGCAGCTTTTTCTCTTTTTCCAGCTTGGTCGTGTCCGTGAATAGGTCGACTTGGAAGAATCCCTCGTCTTTGACCACACGGTTGGCGGCTATTGTAATCCGTCTTACGGTCAGTGCTTTATCAGCTATTCTCTCGAACAGCTCAGTCGTGGCTGAGATCAGGATGCTACCGAGGTTGGTCGGATTATCCAGCTTCGTGCTGCCGTGAGCACCCTTCGGAACGGTGCGGCCGTAATGGTCGATGTGTACCGGACCTCTGTACTTGCCGCTGTCACAGTTTTCCCTATCATAGCCAACATCCAGCGTCAGGCTGTCCGTAACCAGACCTTTATCCGTCAACTGTAATACTAAGTTGTCTGCCATCTCCATGACAATGATTTTGGCTTTGTCATATGGGTAAGGGCAGGAGAGAACCTGTCCCTCGGAGATACTGTTGGTGCTGGGGCGATAGGCTTTGATTTCTTTCATGCCGCAGGGTTCCAGACCCCAAGCATGATCAATCAGCAGTTCGGCGTCAACACCGAATTCCTTATATAAGATATTCTGATTGACAGTGCTAAAATATGCCAGCTCGCCCATTGTATGAATACCGTGTTTCTCTAATCGCTTGACAGTGCCGGGACCGGTCATCCAGAAGTCAGTGAGAGGCTTGTGATCCCAGAGGAGATAGCGGAAGCTCTCTTCATTTAGTTCAGCAATGCGGACACCGTCCTTGTCCGGCGCAGCGTGTTTGGCGGTGATGTCCATTGCCAGCTTCGCCAGATACAGATTCGTACCAATCCCGGCAGTTGCAGTGATACCAGTCGTATAAAGCACTTCCCGGATCATTGTCATGGCAAGGTCGTGTGCTGTCATGTTGTAGTGGGATAAGTACGAGGTGGCATCGATGAACACCTCATCAATACTGTATACCACAATGTCCTCTGGTGCGATGTATTTCAGATAGATGCCATAAATCTGCCGAGACACCTTTTCATAATATGCCATTCGGGGTGGTGCAACAAGGTAAGAGAGTTCGAGTGACGGGTCGGCGGCAAGGGATAAGGAATCATAGGAAGAGGAGGAGAAGGATAGCTTACCGTCCTTATACACAGCTTTTCTTAATCGTACCGCTTCCCTTAACCGATTCGCATTGACCTCTTTGACCTTCTGCACGACCTCGAACAGTCTGGCGCGTCCCGGAATCCCATAGGCTTTCAGGGAAGGGGATACAGCAAGGCAGATGGTTTTCTCAGTGCGGGAGGAATCCGCCACGACCAGATTTGTGGTAAGCGGGTCGAGGTGTCGAGCGGCGCATTCCGCACTCGCGTAATAGCTTTTAAGATCTATTGCAAGATATGTGCGTTGCATCGTGCAATTTCCCCCTTTCTGACTGTGTTCTCATAATAATGCTTTTAATGTCCGGTTCTCTCGACAAACCATCGGCCTAATCGTCCGTTGAAGCGTGGGTCGAGGTGTTCAAAGAATAGGTGCTTCTCCTGCCCCTGGATGAGCACAGTAAAGCAGTCACCGGAGTAACCGTTATCGGCAGTCCCGGTGGGGCGGAAGTCGCGCACTGTTTCGATTGGAAAGGTACGTCCATCCGACCAGGTGATCGATGTCGGCTGCATATAGCCTGTAGAATCAAAGTCGGAGGATACCTTTACATAGACTCGTTCTTTTGTCATAAGCAGTCACCTCCATGTTTGATCGTAGCTTTTAGAGCAATTCTTCATGGAATCCTTTAGAAAGTTGCTCTTAAGCTCTGGCACAGCAGGAAGCTGGTACCCTTTTGCGGTAAGAATATTCAGCTTAAAGTCAACAAAGTTTTTTTCGATTCCAGCCACCTGTGCGATCTCCTCAAGGGTGGCGAATCCTGTATGCGTGTATTGAAAGTCCTGCAGAAGTTCCTGGTATTTCAAGGCACGGTATGTGCTAGAGCAGTGGGTTGGCAGAGACGCCTCCATCTGAAGCCTGTCGGCGTTAAATTCATAGAAGCCGATTGGCTTTAGCACATCATCATCTGACAACAGCAGTTCAGCAGCAAACGTATTCGCCCTGCGCTCTGCTTTTGCGTTGCTGAGACTATAAAAATATGTATCTTGGAAAGCCTGACCGGATGCCGCATGTTTCCGGTCAAAGATAGCGTGCCCAAGTTCGTGAGCCAGTGCGGATCTGCGTTGTTGCTTTGAGCAGTTTGGATTGATGCCGATGTATTCGCAATTTAGAAGCACAGTATAGAATCCAAGGAGCTCTTCGCAGAACCGGATGTCTTTAATCTTAATGGCGCGCTGTGCAATGATAGCTTCCGGGTCATTGCTCTTGTATCGGCGGCTTACAGCGTCGGCGGCAGTAATAGCAAAGTTGTCCAACAGCGACTCCTTTCTTCTGCAATTTAATTACAGATATTTTTTAGGAGTAAACTTTTTTGCCTCTTCTTTTGCGTCAAGGAAGAGGGCTTCCATTTCCTTAATGAAATTAGCCTGATCTTCTTCGGACAGCTCGCCGCCTGCAAAAAGGGCAGAGGTCTGTTCTTTTATTTTCTTTGCCTGCGCTACACCGCGGGAGCCATACTTCTTACGGACATCAGCGTAGAATTGATCATCGCTGAGTTCCTTCTGGAAGGTGGCGTCATCCATAAAGTAGTCGGTCGTGACACCAAGAGCAGCGGCAATCTTCTGGATTGCGTCCACGCTTGGTTCGCGCTCGCCGGCTTCGATATAGCGGATGGCACGATCAGACATGGATGCTCGTCTGGAGAGTTCGGCCATGCTCATACCTTGTGCGGTTCGCAGAGCTTTGATCTTTTCGCCGTTGGTCGCATTCGGTGTAAGCGCAGTGGCTGCTTCAGCCCGGACATCCTGAGTGTCTAGTAAGTTCGTATCTTTTTTCATGTCATGCCTCCATGTGGGATATTTTGCTGTTTTTTGCCGGAAGGGAAAGTGGCCGGTGAGAAGCAGCAATTTTTTTTGTAAAGCCTACTTGACAAGGAACAACTGTTCCTATATACTAAGAACAACAGTTCGTGAACTTCTGTTCCTATAATACAATAAGAAGTTGTAGAAGTCAATAGGGAAATGAACTTCTGTTCCTTTTTATTATGGTATGGGATGTAACTGTGGCTGTAACATGGACTTAGCATAACGCAACTTCGAGTTAAGAAACGCAATAAAAGCAACAAAATAAAATCATTGCGTAATATTGACAAGTATGCAATACAGTGCTACTATATAAACAGAGGAGGTGTGACACCGATGGGAAGAAAGAAGATAACGAATCTTTTTCCTGATTACATTCGGACGGGAAAGGCTGACCTGGAAGTGCTGAGTCAGTTGGTTCTGAGTGCAAAGGGAGAACGGTCGATGAATGACTTTGCGAATGAGTGCGGGGTAAACACATCGACGATTTCCCGTATTATCAATATGAAGAACACAACCGCCTGTTCTGATGAGGTGCTGGTGGCGATATCAAAGGCTGCAGACCCGAACAGTGGGGTCACACTGGAGAAACTGTTGGCGGCAAACGGAATGGTGAAACTTGTTCCTGCTGGAACAGAAGGAGCCGTTGTATCTCCATCTCAGATTGTTTTTGGATTGGCAGATATCGCAGAAGAGCAGAATATTGAGCCAGATCCCAATTCATCAAACATGTTCTTACGGAATGCAGCGAAGACGCTTACCGGATATATGTTAGAGCAAAATTACAGGGAAACGTTGCAGAACGCATTCCTTATGAACGGCTATTTTGTAGAACTGGTTTCCTACGAAAATATGATCTGGCCAAGAACCAAACATTATATGGCTGATTTCGCAATTCGGACAAATGCTCTTTTGGAAGAAGGCATTGATACATGGCTGTTTGAGTGCAAGTCTTATACGGCAGGAATCGGCAGAGGTACGATTAGCAAGATGAATCAGCTGTTTGCGATGGCATATATGGAGAGTCCTCGTGAGCATGGCATTAAGGTTTCAGTAGTAGTAAACCATGTGGCTATGATTGAACAGGCGAGAGAGTATTATGCTGGGTGCAGGATTAGAGATTATTTCTCTTTTATTCTGATTGATCCGGTGAACCGATGTGTGAAAGATGAATTTTGCATTCCGCGAATCGATGGAACAGAGAAGTCAGTGTTTAAGGTACAAGATGGGAGATGAGGATATTGATTTCAAAATGTGGAATTTATACGTCGCAAGGAAAGCGGGTGCTCCTTGCAACCCGTGCAGTTGTAAATGGCCGTAAGGCTGTTGCCTATGTGAAGAACGGGCAATTGCAGGGGTATGAGTACCTGGACGATTTTAATGAGCAATGTTATTCTGGTCCGTACATGACCTTTGAAGACAAAAAGGAACAGCTCAGGATGTGACTGCTCCCAGTAACCGCTTGACTCATCGCAGGACGTGTGAGCCAGCCTGATTGAATTTACACCTGCCTGCAGGTGCTGCCCGGATATGCTGGAAAGCATAGTGTGCGTGGTAAGCCGAGGTAGACTTTAGATGACTTTAGTTTAGGTTGTCTTGGGTCTGCCTCGGCTTTTTTGTTATCTGAGTTTACAAAAGCGATGCCGTGAGCATCTTTACATCACGCAGACGTCTAAAAAATATGAAATACTGGGTTATTACTTAGTAGTGGAAATCCGGCTTAGTGGAAGTGGCACTGATTGCTTACATGGTGGATTTCCGTGTCAGGAATTTCAAAAAGAATGACCATTGGTGTTGGTTCTTCTGTTGTGAATGCACTGTTTGAAAAAGGTGTTGGGTATAAACGTAAAGGCGATAAATTTGTTGAGGAGTGATAAAAAAGAAGTCTGATTTTTAGTGCATTTGCACCAAAAAAGTTATTAAAATTCGACATATCCACCTGTCGATTTTTGGACACTTTTGGTTGTCGATTATTGGTGCCGGGTGTATACTATAAGAGCGTTCAAAGAAACGACAGCAATTGGTAAAAATACCTGTTGTTTGACCTGAAAGCCACTTAGTATACATAACTAAGATTTCCCCCATAAGTGGCAGGAAACTATACCAATAACGAAAGCAAATACATAGATAGGAAAATACATAGTATGAAGATTTTGATTTTAATTAGAAGCGTAATCAGCGCAAACAATTTCATAAGAGGCCGAAGTACGGGGTTGCGCAGGAAGGAATCGTAGATTTTAACCTGACTTGTTGTCGACACCTTTTTTCAGAAGGATTGGGTCGGAGCATTCCAGAGACTGTGTACTTTGAGTAGCATCTGAGTACATAGTCACAGGGATGCCCCGGCCTTTTTTGCTGCTTATGCTTTGGGAAAGGGGGTGTCAGGCGTGGTCGATATTCACAGTGATGAGTATATTATCGGTCAGAATATCAGAAAATATCGTAAACAGAAAGGCTGGTCACAAAAAGAACTCAGCGATGCCGTGGACATTGACCGCGCCAACATTTCTGGAATTGAAAACGGTGAGCGTGGTGTGATGAACTGCGTGATGCTGAAGCGGTTTGCCAGAGCCCTCGGTGTGTCGATGGATACACTGATGGACGAAGAAGATGAGCCTTCCTGTGCAGACACATCAATCCAGGAAAAATACGACATGCTGAACCCCATGCACCAGGAGATGGTGAGAGAAAGCATCGACTGCTATCTGCTTAAAGAGCGGAAAGTGGCAATTTGAAGATCGTACAGTACAAATCAAGCTGTGCGGTCTTTTTTTTATGCCTACAATGTCGTGAATTCAAAAATGTATCAAATTTGACCCCAAAGTGTGTCAAGTCTGAAATCTGCAAGAGACCGTCATTTTGTTATCATATAGTCAGTTCAAGGGACAAGCCCACAGAGCCAAAACGAAAGCACCTGTCGGCAGTACCTCGGACAAATAAAAAAATATCGAAGCCCGATTCTAGAGCAGGCGAAGGATACCATAAGCAATCTGACAGCACAGCAGAGTTATTTGCTGGAGCTGGAAGACTGAACATGGGATCATTCTAACCTTCTTTAGAACCGGGCTTTTTGCGCCTTTTGACCGCAGAGTCTGTCCGTTCTATGAGGATGCGGCGAATCTGCCATGTGTGTTCTTCAAAGCCAGAGCTTTCAGTATCCTTCCCTCCCAGAAGTCCGGGGGAAAGGACAAAAAATGATGAACATGATGACTGGAGCAGTAGCAATCAACGGTGGAGTAGGTGTGATGGAGATCCATCAGCCGCAGGTGGCAGTCAGCCAGATGGCAGCAAGCGTGGCACAGGCTGCAGAGCAGGTGGCTCTCAACGCACACATCACCCTGCGTGAACTCAAAGGAATGATCGACACTGTGGTGGAGAAGAAGCTGCCGACTTTCAAGACGCTTATGGAGATGAACCCGGTGGCAGTAGCCCGCACGAGCGTGAACGGTGCAAAGCTGACGGCCTATGAAAACGGCTATGCAGTCTACGAGGTGGACAGTGCCCACACTGTCATGGCCGTGGATCGCTGCGGAGATTACCGCTACGATTTCACCGATGGCACACACCAGATCGTGCCGGCAGAGACTTTCGAGGATGCCGAGTGGAGTCTGCGCCTTCTGATGGAAGGGGAGAAGCGTATGGAACATAACCTCAGTAAGACTGCTGCAAAGTTTGAGCAGGTGCCGCTGGAGTGCGATGGCTCTGACTGGTCCGCTTCTATTATGGTGGATTTTATGGATGAAGACAATGCCGAGATGCTGGCAGACAAGGAACTGCGCCGTCTGTATGCTGCCATGAGCAAGCTGACCGAGCGTCAGATGGAAGTGGTCCAGCTCTACTTCTATAAAGGTATGACCCAGCAGGAGATCGCAGAGGAAATTGGTATCGGCCGCCGTTCTGTTGGAAACTGCCTGGAAGGTGCTCTGAAAAAAATCAGAAAAAACTTTTAAGAAAAGTACCTCCCAAACAGCTCCAAACGGTGTGCTTTATGTAAGGATACAAAATCCTCAATACATCAAGGAGGTAAGAACCTATGAAAGCAGTAAGCGACAAGGTCATCCAGCAGACCCCCGATCCCATCGAGCGTCCACCCGGCGGGGGAGATCCGGTCATCGAACCGGATGCTGCAGCTGTGGGTGCGGATACAGTAAACAAAGCGGCTGCAACGGCGCCGAAGAAAATTTTTGTCTGCTCGCCATACCGACCGACCTCAAAAACAGAGGAATGCAGGAAAGATGAGCTGATGGCGAATATCAACCGCGCCAAGACCGCCTGCAGGATTCTCACCACACTGGGTTTTCTCCCAATGGCTCCACATCTGTACTTCACCCAGTTCTTAAAGGATGAGGATGCACAGGAGCGTAACACCGGCATGAAGCTGGGAATGCGCTGGCTTGAGGATGCGGACGAGCTCTGGGTGTTTGGTAACACGATATCCGAGGGAATGGCCGCCGAGATCGAGAAAGCGCATGAGCTGAACAAGCCGGTACGAAATCTCCCGGAGCCGGGGCGAGTGGTCGAACTGCTCTTAAAGAGCATCTCGGAACAGTACCATGTTCCGCTGGATGATAGGAAAGCTGAAAACAGCAATGGGCAGCAGGAAGCTGCAGAAAGCGAGGAAAACAATGGCTAACGAAAAGAAGAACGGGACTCTGGAGGAGATCATCATGGAAATGCTCAAGGAAGGCAAGGCTGTCCGCATTCCTCTCAAGGATGTAGTGGACAAGCTGCAGGAGAATGTTAAGGCTGCGGAAGATGTGCAGGAGGCGGTTCAGCCGGAACCTGAGAAGTCGGAAGTGGCTCCGATGGGCGGGCAGGCCAAGACCGTGCCGATCAACATCCATATCGACAGCCTGCATATCCACATGGATGAACGCATGACTTCCTACAACAACTTCGAGGGCGATTCCGATGAAACGGATGAGCCTGATGCGGACGAGCCGGAGGATATTGATGTGGATGCGATGATCAGTCTCATCAAGGCAAAGACCGGTCTGTGCGAGAAGGTCATTCTGGCAGTGCTGGCCGCCCAGGAGGAGTACCTCGATTCCATTTGGGGTGAGAACATGGATGAGGAGGACAAGGCATGATGGATGAGATGAATGTTCTGAATGCTCCAAAGAAGGTCGTGGATGGGCTGACCGAGGTTTTTGAAGGACTCGCCCAGATGTTTGAAGGCGTGTCTGATCAGCTTGAACTTCTGGGCGCAGATGCCGCCCCGGAGGATAAGCGTATCTTCCCGATCGTGGATCAGGAAGCTCCTGCTGTGTCTGAGAAGAAAGGTGCAGCAACACCGCACCCCCGCAAGAAGCCGATCAAGAAGACCCGAAAGGTCGAGGAGGCTTCGGACAAGCTGGAGGAACCTGTCACTGACAGCAACAGCGATGCTGGCGCAGACACACAGCCGGACGCCGAGAACAGTGCCGGGGAAGCAGAGGAAGAAGAAAACTTCCCGGCGGATGATGCCGATGCCCTTCCGTGGGGCGAGGATACCGGTCAGGTGAAAGAGACCGGCCGGAAGGACGAGCCGCCTGATAAGACCAAACAGTCGGATAAGGCTCAGCCATGTAAGCAGGAAACGCCTGCTGCCGTTAAGACACCGTCTGCGGTGGCAATCACCAAGGATGATATCACAGCGGTCATTGTGGCGAAGATCAAAAAGAAGCGCGACAACAACGAGAAGATTGGCCAGCTTCTGAAGACCTATGGTGTCGCCCAGCTGTCTGATCTGCCTGCGGAAAAGTACGAAGCATTTCTGGCTGATGTCTCCCAGATTTAAGGGAGGTCATTATGCCAGAAGTACACGCAATCCTGTCTGCTTCCAGCTCGAAGCGGTGGCTGAACTGTACGCCATCGGCAAGGCTGGAGCAGAACTTTCCAAATGAATCCTCGGTGTATGCCGAGGAAGGAACAGCCGCCCATGCGCTGGGTGAGTATAAGCTCCGCAAGTACCTGCATGAGAGGGTGCAGCGTCCGACCTCTGAGTACGAGAACGAGGAGATGGAAACGAACACCGACATCTACGCAGAGTTCATCATTTCAACGGTGGAGCGCATCAAGGAAACCTGCCCGCATCCACTGGTCATGGTGGAGGAGCGGCTCGATTACAGCTATCTGGTTCCATCTGGCTTCGGTACCGGCGACTGCGTGATCATCGCAGACGGGACACTGTATGTCATGGATTACAAGAACGGCAAAGGCGTATTCGTCAGCTGTGACCACAATTCGCAGATGATGCTGTACGCCTTGGGCGCTTATCACGCCTACGGATACCTGTATAACATCAAGCAGGTGTCCATGACCATTATCCAGCCGCGACTGGAAAATATCTCAACGTATGAATGCAGTGTGGAGGAACTGCTGGATTGGGCAGAGACCTATGTCAGACCGAGGGCGAAGCTGGCCTTTGAAGGAAAAGGCGAGCAGGTTCCCGGCGACTGGTGTCGGTTCTGTCGTGCCAGAACTTCCTGTAAAGCCTGCGCCGATGAAGCAATGGCTTTGGTGAAAGAAGAGTTTCTGGATCTGGATGAGGGCGTTCTTACCGATGAGGAGGAGACCGATGCCACTGCAGCTTACAATCCGGACACCTCCGCACCGACCTTCAAGTCCCCAGCGCTCCTTTCCAAGACGGACATCGAAAAGATGCTCCCGACCCTGAATCGCATTGAGTCCTGGATCGAAGCTATCTTCGCCTATGTCAGTTCCGAAGCCATCAACCACGGAGTTGTGTGGGATGGCTATAAGGTGGTCGAGGGCAGGAGCAAGCGGCAGTTCCTTGACACAAAGTCGGTGGTGGCCGCAGCAGAAAAAGCTGGATACACCGACATTTACAAGACCGAGCTGATCTCCCTGACTGAGTTTGAAAAGCTCATGGGAAAGAAAAAGTTCAAAGAGATTCTGGGTGAGTATGTGGTCAAGCCGCCCGGTAAGCTGGCTCTTGTACCAAACTCTGACCCCAGAGAGGCAGTTGATCTGGCAACTGCCGAGGATGAGTTCACGCCCCTTGACTGAGGCTGGACATAGAAAACCACATTACACAACAGGATGCCGCAGTCAGAAGAGAGGCGCGGCATCACAAAAGAATTTGGAGGATTTTTATTATGGCTAAGAAAATTACCAGCGCAACGAAGCTCGTTATCCCGTGCCGTATCTCTTTCGCCAATATCTTTGAGCCGAAGAGCATCAATGGCAGTGAGGCGAAGTATTCCGTTTCCTGTCTGATCCCGAAGGATGATAAGAAGACCCTGCTGGCGATCCACAAGGCGGTCGAAGCAGCGAAGGAAGATGGCAAGGTCCGCAAGTGGGGTGGCAAGCTCCCGCCGAACCTGAAACTTCCGCTGCGTGATGGTGACATCGACCGCCCGGATGATGAGAACTACCAGGAGCATTTTTTCCTGAACGCCACCAGCAAGGATGCGCCGCAGGTCGTTGACCGTCACGTCCAGCCTGTGGTTGACCCGATGATGGTCTACTCCGGCTGCTTCTGCAATGTCAGCGTCAATTTCTATCCGTTCAATGCCAACGGCAATCGTGGCGTAGCGGTAGGCTTGGGGAACATTCAATTCGTCAAGGATGGTGATCGTTTGTCCGGACGTGCATCTGCAGACGCTGACTTTGATGCGCTGGAAGATGATGAGGATGTTCTGGGTGGAGACGCCGGTGAGGAACTGCCGGATTACCTGCGTTAAGCACGGACAATTTGTACACAGCTAAGTAAGCAGACCGGGGGATGTGTCAGAACATCTCCCGGTTTTTACATGAAAAATTGATTCACATGACGGATTGATTCACACGAAGGGGTGAGATTTTTGAAAGAAATATTGGTCGATATTGAGACTTACAGTGAGGTGGACATCGGAAAATGCGGCCTGTACCGCTATGCCACAGATCCAAGCTTTGAGATTCTGCTTATTGCCTGGGCAACCGATGAGGGGAATGGTTTTGGCGAGACAAGATGTGCAGACCTTGCATCGGGAGAAGTCATACCGGATGAACTGCTGGAGGCATTCCAAACTGGCAGCGTGCGGCTGATCGCACATAATGCCGCCTTTGAACGTGTCTGTTTCTCTGTTCATCTGAACAGGCACTATCCCGGACAGTATCTGAAACCGGGAGATTTTCTTTCGCCGGATAGCTGGATCTGCACGATGGTCATGGCGGCATCGCTGACTTTGCCGCTGGCACTGAAGGATGTCGGTACGGTACTGAAGACCAGCCAGCAGAAAGACAAAGAAGGTGAGAGGCTCATCAAGCTGTTTTCTGTACCGTGCAAGCCGACCAAGTCAAATGGGATGCGCACCCGGAATCTCCCGGAGCATTACCCGGCGGACTGGGCGAAGTTCAAGTATTACTGCATTCAGGATGTCAACACCGAGGTGGACATCTACAAACGGCTGAAGAAGTTTCCGATGCCGGAACTGGAATGGCAGCACTACTGCACCAATGAGCGCATCAATGACCGTGGCGTGCGGATCGACACGGAACTGGTACAGGAAGCAATCACCTGTGACCTGATGCTCTCCGATGCCATGAGCAAAAAAGCCTACAAGCTGACCGGGCTGGAAAATCCGAATTCCGTATCCCAGCTGAAGACATGGCTGGAGGAGCGCGGCATCCCGATGGACACGCTGGGCAAAAAAGATGTCGCCCAGATGATTACCGAGCTGGATAAAAACGGTGTGGATGCGGAAGCACTGGATATGCTGAAGCTCCGACTCCAGATGGCGAAAAGCTCTGTGAAGAAATACCAGGCAGCGGAACGCTGTGTCTGCTCGGACGGCAGAGCAAGGGGACTGTTCCAGTTCTATGGAGCCAGTCGTACCGGACGATATTCCGGTCGGAATATCCAGTTACAGAATCTCCCACAGAACCACATCTCCACGCTGGATGAAGCGAGGACACTCGTGAAGCTGGGGTGCTTCGATATGGTCGAGAGCATCTACGGCAATACGCCGGACGTCCTCTCACAGCTTATCCGCACCATGCTGATCCCAAAAGATGGATGCGAGTTCATCGTGGCAGACTTTTCTGCCATCGAAGCCCGTGTGCTTGCATGGGAGGCAGAGGAGCAGTGGGTGCTGGATGCATTCCAGAACGGCGAAGACCTCTACTGTGCGACCGCTTCCCAGATGTTTCATGTGCCTGTCGTCAAGCATGGCATCAACGGTGACCTGCGTCAGAAAGGGAAGATTGCAACGTTGGCTTGTGGCTATGGCGGTTCCTCTGGCGCACTCATCAGCATGGGTGCGTTGCAGATGGGACTGCACGAGGAAGAACTGCCGGAGATCATTAATTCTTGGCGGGAAGCCAATCCGAAGATCGTGCAGTACTGGTGGGATACCGAAAAAGCTGCAATGACTGCCTATAAGACGGGGGAGCGGCAGGAGGTCGGAAAGATCGCCTTTGAGTTCTATTCCGGCACCCTCTGGATGGTGCTTCCGTCAGGCAGGAGGCTCACCTATCTGAAGCCGAGACAGCAGCCGAACCGCTTCGGTCGTATGAGCCTGACCTATGAAGGCGTGGGGCAGAATCACAAGTGGAGCAGACAGGAAACCTACTCCGGCCGGCTGGTCGAGAATGCAACGCAGGCCATTGCCCGTGACATTCTGGCTGAAGCGATGGACCGCATCTCAGCAGAGGGGCTGAATATTGTGGCCCATGTCCACGATGAAGTCATCATCGAGGCACCAAAGGATCAGTACACAGTGGATGAAGTCTGCAAGCTGATGTCGGTCAACCCGGCATGGTGTAAGGGCTTGCCGTTGGCTGCAGCTGGTTACAAGGGTAACTACTATTTCAAAGACTAAGGGAGAGCAATATGCCGCATGTATTGAAAATGAAGGACGGAAAACTCCTGACACCCTTTGGTATCCGCGACCTGCTGGATGCAGTCGAGGATTATGCCGGCGAGGAACTCCGCCGGGAGATCGAGGAGTACATCGATACCAATGTACAGGATATCGATGATTATGAAAAAGAGTATGACCGCATGGAACGGGATGGTGAACGGCTTGCCGACCACCAGCGGTCAGTCCTCTGTAACATTCGGGATGAGGTGGATGCTCTGGACATACTCCTGCAGGATACCCGGCTGAACCGCAGGCGGATGCAGGGAGCAGTTCGTATCATCCAGCAGATGATCAACCGGGAATTGTAAGCACACGGAACTTAGAATAACGCGGCGTCGTTGTCATAAAGACACAGACGCATAAACAGGCGTATAAATATGCGCCGCAGAGATAGAGAGGAAAATTGCTATGAAAACAGGCAGAAATTTGCAGGAAGTCTTGGTTGAGCTGAACCGTCAGAATCAGGCAAAGCAGGACTTTATCAGTCCGGCGCAGGGAATGCGTCTCCGGGAAGATGGACACACCTTTGAGATCAACCATCTTACCACCAGCCAGCAGGAGGTGTTCGGTACGACCTCGTTGTTCCACCGTCAGGTGGCATCGGCACTGGGTATCCCGGCAAAATACTATGATCTCATGCAGGCACAGAAGCCGGAACTTCTGGCCGAGAACGTGAACAGCTGGTTTGCGGACAAGCCCAGCTCTTACATGGTCCGCTCGATGGATTACGGTGCCGGACAGGTGGCCCGCGCACTGCTGTCGGAACGGTACCGCCGTATCGACAACATGGAAATCGCCACATCTGTCCTGCCTCTGTTCGCCGGAAACGATCAGTACGAGGTGATGTCCTGCGAGGTGACGGAAAACCGTCTGTACCTCAAGGTGGTCAATCACCGTCTGGAGATGGAAGTCCGCAAGGGCGATATCGTCCAGGCTGGTGTGATGATCTCCAACTCCGAGGTTGGTCTGGGTGCTGTGTCCATTCAGCCTCTGGTATATCGTCTTGTTTGCACCAACGGCATGGTGGTCAATGACATGGGCGAACGCCGCCATCATGTGGGCCGGCAGGCAAAGGCAGTGGAGGACAGCTTTGCGCTGTATTCGGATGAAACGATGGAAGCGGAAGACAAGGCATTCCTGCTGAAACTCCGCGATACCACGATGGCTGCTATTGATGAGAGCAGATTCTCTCAGGTGGTCGGCCGCCTGCAAGAATCTATGGCAGTACCGATCACCGGCAAGGTGCAGGATGTGGTGCAGCTGACCGCGCAGAGCTATGGCATCAATGCCGAGGAGCAGGAAGGCATCCTCAAGTACCTCATCGAAGGCGGTGACCTGTCGTTGTACGGTCTTTCCAATGCGGTGACCCGCGCATCGCAGGACGTTGTTTCTTACGACCGTGCCACCACACTGGAAGGCATCGGCTGGCAGGTTGCCACGATGGAGCCGCAGCAGTGGAAGCAGATCAATCAGTGAGGTGACGGTATGGAAGATGTCATTCACTGGGTTACAGAACACAAAGAGGAGAACCCTCCGAACAGGAAAGTCAGCTACAGCCACCCGGACCCGACTGCCAATGAAGCCATCGGTAATGTGATCCGGGAAGAGCGCAAGAAAAAACACAAGAAAAGAAAACGCCCGCGGATCGGTGTTTGGATGGCGGAGGAGGCGAAGCCGGATGAGGGAAAATGAAGTTGAAAAGCAGTTTGTAGCTGCGGTGAGGGCCGTCGGAGGACAGGCCCTTAAATTTACTAGTCAGAGCATGAACGGTGTGCCGGATCGTCTGGTTCTGCTGCTCGGCGGCAAGTGTGCGTTTGTGGAACTGAAAGCCCCAGGCAAGCAGATGCGCATCCTTCAGCGGAAGCGCAGACTGCAGCTCGAAGCATTGGGCTTCCCGGTGTTCTGTGTTGACCGTTTGGAGCAGATCCAGCCTGCGGTGGACGCACTCCTGCACTGGACGCCGGGTGAACCTATCCCACAGGGGATCGGAGCAAAGATCCCGGAGATGCCGGAAGTTACGCTGCCGCAGGGAGATACACAAAGCAAGGAGCCGGAAACACAGGCACAGGATGCCGGGGAGGAGGTGATGCCGCTATGAAGTTCATTCCACACGATTACCAGAGTTACTGCACCGAGTATATTAAAACGCACCCGATTGCAGCGCTTTTCTTGGATATGGGCTTGGGTTAAGGAAAGACCGTTATTACACTTTCCGCTATCAAAGACCTCATGCTGGAGACCTTTGAGATCAACAAAGTCCTCATCATTGCACCGCTGCGTGTCGCCCGTGACACATGGCCGGCAGAGATCGAAAAGTGGGATCACTTAAAAGGGCTGGACATTTCCGTCATCGTTGGAGATGTCAAGATCCGGATCGCAGCAGTCCACCACCCGGCGATGATCTACATCGTCAATCGGGAGAACATCAAGTGGCTGGTGGAGTATTACGAGAAAAATGGAATGCGCTGGGATTTTGGCATGGTTGTGATCGATGAGCTGTCATCGTTCAAGAACTATCAGTCCCAGCGTTTTAAGTTCCTGCGAAAAGTCCGTCCGTTTGTGAAGCGGTGGGTCGGTCTGACCGGCACACCTTCTTCCAACGGCCTTATGGATTTGTGGGCAGAGATTGGGATTCTGGATGGAGGGGAGCGCCTTGGAAAGTTTATCGGCCGCTACCGGGAAGCCTACTTTAAGGCTGGGTCGATGAACCCGGCAACAGGTATCGTGTTCCAGTATGTACCCAGACAGGGAGCAGAGGAGATGATCTACCAGCGGATCTCGGACATCACGATTTCCATGAAGGCTCTGGATTATCTCAATATGCCGGATTGTGTACCTACAAGGTGCGAAGTCGAGATGAATACGCAGGAAAGGGAACTCTACGATATGCTCCGGCAGGATCTTTTGATCCCGCTGAAAGACGGTGACATAGACGCTGCCAATGCTGCATCCCTGACAGGGAAGCTGTTGCAGATGAGCAATGGCGCGGTCTATGACGAGAATGGCAAAGCGAGAGTCATTCACGACCACAAGCTGGAAGCCCTCGAAGACCTGATCGAGGCGGCCAATGGACAGCCGGTGCTGGTAGCTTACTGGTTCAAGCATGACCGGGAGCGTATCATCAACCATCTGTCGAAGTTGAAAATCAAAGTCCGGGATATCAAGAGCAGTACCGACATCAAGGATTGGAACGCCGGGAACATCCCGGTCGCACTGATCCACCCTGCATCGGCCGGACATGGCCTGAACATCCAGCAGGGCGGACACATCCTGATCTGGTTCGGACTGACCTGGTCTTTGGAACTGTATCAGCAGACCAATGCTCGTCTTTGGCGGCAGGGACAGACCCATGTGGTGACCATTCACCACATCATTACGAAGAATACTGTGGACGAGGATGTCATGGCGGCATTGGAGCAGAAAGACATGACACAGGAAAAGCTGATATCTGCCGTTAGAGCACGGCTGGAGGAATAGGAGATAATTATGGAAAAGAATACGACCAATTACAAGTTTCTGAATGCAAAGGATCGTGCCTCTGAGAGAAAGAACTCTCACGGCATTCTGGATACCGACCGATATCACTACAAGACTGCACCGCATGTGCAGACCGGCAAGCGGAAGCGCGACAGTGATGGATTTTTCACACCGTATGCGATGTTCCGTCCGTACAGTGGCACCGGCCTGCTGTGTGCGATCTTCGGGGAAACACCTGCCCGTAAGACATCTGACCTGCGAGTCACACAGGATATGCTGGCGAAGGAAGCCTATGAGCATGAGATCGAACTGCTCATGTGTCAGGCGAAAGCCTACGAGCTTCAGTTTCACAAGCGTTTCTGTGCGGAAGACCGGGCAGAGGAATGCTATGCGAAAGCAGTGACGGCAGGTAAACACCCGGATGCACCGAAGCTGACGGCGGAGGATACCAGACAGACGATTCTGGATGCAGTTACGTGGCGTTTCGATTGGATTCAGCAGAACAAGAGAAAGTGCTATCGCTTTGCTGAGATCCTGATCGATGCAAAGGAGCACCATCTGGTGACAGACAGGGAAGAAAAAGAGAACTTTGTAGACCTGTTTGTGCGGAACGCAGCTCTGATGCCGGAGCCGAACCGCAAGCTGATCGACTGCATGTACGAGGCAGCATGGTATTCCATCTATATGTTCAAGTATGGATTGGATGGACAGAAGGTGCCGGCACCGTGGTACGACACAAAAGAAAATGATTCAGGAAAGGGCAGGGTGAACGACTGATGGGAATGGTAGCGGACAATCTGGAATGCTACGAGAATCTGGCGAATGCGATCATCCTGCAGGCTGTCAAGGATTATAAAACTGTACTGTTCCGTCTGGAGGACCATCCGAACAACCGGGATGCGCAGTTTGAGAAAAAGAGGCTGGAAGGTTTCTTTCACTCCAACTGGTACAACACGCTGACGGATCTGGATGTCGGCACACTCATTTCAGGTGTGCAGGCAAGAGTGAAGGTTGAAGCCGTGGAGCGCAGAAAGAGGAGGGCAGAAAACCTGCGCCGGAAGGCGGAGCGCGAGATGAAAAAGCTCGTGAAGCTGCTCACGGAAGCCGGTGCTGCTCTGACTCCGGAGAACATCCGGGCATTAGGTGATATTGCGTGATAAAAATAAACAGACCAGAACAGGAGGTGCAGTATGGCAGACGAGATGGATTATATGGAACAGGCAAAGGAACTGGCTGATTCCTACAGGCTGCTGGTACACAGGCGGGATATGCTCCGGCAGCAGTACGAGGATTCTCGGTCCTGGTTTTACACGAAGGACGAGATCATCTACAAGCTGTCGCAGGGTGCACATGAGGAATCCGAGCGTGTCCAGACCAGCGGTACATCAAATCCGGTGGAGCGCACCGTGCTGAACTGTGACAAGGTGCTGGCATCCATGAACCGGGAAGTGCAGACCCAGCGCACCGAGCAGTTTCTGGAACCCTATTACAAGGTCTGTGAAGATATCGAGCTGTTCGAGGTTGGACTGCGCAGTCTTCGGGGGTGTACACGGATCGTGGCGGAGCAGCTCTTTGTGGACGGCAGAAAGCAGTCGGAGATCACTGGTATGGATGGGAGAACTTTAAGCCGCCGGGTGGTGGAGCGAGAGAAAGAAACTGCATTGCAGGGGATTGCGTATGTAATCCGCTTGCATCACAGACACAGGAGGGGAGAATGTGGGAAGACCGATTAAGTGGAATTTTCAGCCGGATAAACGGCATGAAGCCATGGCAAAAGATGCCTGCGGTGGTTATGAAAAACTCAAGGCAGACATTGCGGAAAAGGAGAAAATGCTGGCTGAGATCAAACAGGAACAGGCAGCGGCCATCTCCGATTTGGAGCGCGGCATTAAGGAAGAGATGTATACGGAGTGCAAAAGGGAATACGACAAGCAGAGCACACAGCTTCGTATTATGGAACTGGCTCTGAGCCGGGTGTCTGATTCTGATGCGAGGGCGGCAGTCAGACAGTTCTATTTTGAGCGTATTCCGTTGAAGTCGATGAAGGATTCCAACGGCTGTTCTTTTGGAAAAAGCAGGGCAGATTATTACAAGGGAAAAGGCTTCAAAGAATTTGTAGTAAATTTGGAAAAAGAGGGCTTTTTCAGGAAAAACAGCAGTTAATTAGGAAAACTGCTTCTTATGTGTACATCGGCTTTTTGCTATACTTTATACTAGGAAAATAAGATAAAACCGGGAGCGGATAAGAGGGCTGGGAGCGAAAGCTGCCCGGTATTTTTATCCGCTTTTTACATGTTATGCCGTCACGGATTCGGATTCCGGACGGCTGTTTTTGTATCAGGAGAGAAGAGGTGAAACCCAGAATGGGGAGAAAGAAAAGCAACGCACGGATTCTGCCGCGTGGCAGGAAGATCCATGTGAACAAGTACATCAACAAGCGCGGCTGCACCAAGCATAAAAGCGCCGCCACGCATAACAACAGCACCGAAAAGCAGCAGGAAAGCAGCCACACAACCTATGACAGCTTCCCCGCTTACAACTGGCCGACGACCAGAATCCCGAAGCAGTATGAGATCTGGTTTGCAGAGCTTGGTAACCATTATGGCACCTGTGTGCAGAGTGGGAACCGTCCGGTGCTGATCCTGACAAACGATATTGCGAATCGTTATTCGCAGACGTTCACAGTTATTCCGCTTACAAGCAAGATGAAAAAGCTCGATCTGCCAACACATATCGTGCTGACAGAAGCACATTGTGAGATGCTCAGAGCGGAACGACTGGAGGATTCCATTTTGCTGGTCGAGCAGATCACAACGATCGACCAGTCGGCACTGTTTGGACGCCTTTGCAGGGTAATCTCTGCTGAGAAAAAGCAGGAGATTGAACAGGCTGTGGCAAGGCAGTTTGATATGCGCAGTACTAAGAAAAACCAACAGAATACAGACGGAAATGCTGTGCGCGGCAGCAATGCCAACTACGGCAGAAACGCTGTACACAGCAGGAAGGAGGTCTGACCGCTATGGTGGATATCAAAAACATCCCGGCGGAGCTGAAGACCTCCTGCCGGTTTTGTGTCTGGAAATTTGAAAAGCGAAACGGCCAGAAGACCAAGATGCCGTATAACCCGGCGAACGGTGACAGAGCCAGGATCAATGACCTCCGCACCTTTGCGGATTTCAAGACTACGCTTGTCACTTACGCGATGGGCGGCTATGACGGCATTGGCATTGCGGTTGGCAGTGGTATTGGGGCTTTCGACATCGACCACTGTATCCGTGAGGACGGGACGCTGAATGACACAGCGGACACCGTACTTTCGATCTTCCCTACAGCGTATGTAGAGAAGTCACCGTCCGGCAAAGGTCTGCGTGGATTCTTCCATGTGCCAGAGGACTATGTCTATGACAAGACAGTCTACTACATCAACAACCGCAGCAAAGGTCTGGAAGTGTATATGCCCGGTGCGACAAACCGCTTCGTCACCGTGACGGGAGATGTTTACCGCACAGGTGAGATCCCGAACGATGAAACGGCAATGACGACACTGCTGGATACGCTGATGAAGCGAAACAAGCAGGTGCAGCAGACCCATTTCCAGCACCATTCGTATCTGGATGATGATGCTGTTGTAGCACACGCCAATGAAGCCAGCAACTCGGAAAAGTTCAAAAAGCTCTTTGCCGGTGAGTGGGAAGACCTCTACGGCAGCCAGTCGGATGCAGATATGGCGTTCCTGTCTATTCTGGCATTCTGGTGCGGCTGTGATGAGGAGCAGATGGACCGCATCTTCCGCACATCTGGTCTGATGCGCCCGAAGTGGGATCGCAAACAGGCTGGTTCAACCTACGGTGCCATCTCTATCCGCAACACAGTCAATACCTGCGCTTCCGTTTACATTCCTGTCAACGCGCAGGACATTGTGGATGAGGAGTTTGCAAATCTTGACTCTGATGATAAAGAGGCGGAGCGGCCACCGGACATCAGCAAGCTCACGCTGTCGCTGGAAGAAATGGCTCCGCACACGAATCCGCGCTACGGCAGGGATGAGATCGGTTTGGGCAACATGTTCGCCGATTTTTTCAAGCCTATCGCACGGTACAACAGTGAACGCGGCATCTGGTTTGTCTATGATGGAGTTGTCTGGCAGCCGGATATGGAGAACCTTAAGGTGGCAGAGCTTGCGAAATATCTGGCAGATAAGCTGTATCTGTTTGCATTGAAGATTACAGAAGAGGATGTCAGAAAGCGGTTCATCGACCGCGTCCGGAAACTCCAGCAACGCAAGCACCGTGACACGATGCTGAAAGACGCGAAGTCCGTATTCCCACTGTCCATGAAGCAGTACGATCAGGATATCTATCTGTTCAACTGCAAAAATGGAACACTGGATCTGCGGACGATGGAATTCCGGGAACACCGCCCGGAGGATTTTCTCACAAAAGTGTCCCCTGTGATATATGCTCCGGATGCCGACTGCCCTCGCTGGCGGACGTTCATCACGGAGATCATGCAGGGGGATAAGGCCAGAGCAGACTATCTTCAGAAGGCTATCGGATACTCGTTGACTGGTGACACCCGCATGGAGTGCTTGTTTATTCTGTACGGTCCGACATCCAGAAACGGTAAGGGTACCACAATGGAGAGTATTCTGCGTATTATGGGCGAGTACGGTAAAAATGCAGATCCGACCATGCTGCAGGCGAAGTTTAACAGCCAGAGCGGAGGACCGTCTGAGGAAATCGCCAGGCTTGCCGGCTCTCGTTTTGTAAACATCTCCGAGCCGGAGAAAAAGATCACTCTGGATGCAGCTCTTACCAAACGACTGACCGGTAACGATACGATCACAGCCCGGTATCTGCATGAGAACAGTTTTGAGTTCCGACCGAACTTCAAAATTTTCATTAACACGAACCATCGTCCGAATATCACAGACCTTACGCTGTTTGAGTCTGGCCGAATCAAAATCATTCCGTTTGACCGGCATTTTGAAGAAAATGAACAGGATAAGGATCTAAAGTCCACTTTTGCTAAACCGGAAAATATGTCCGGCATTCTGAACTGGATGCTCGAAGGCTATAAGCTGTTCCGCAGTCAGGGACTTGCCATGCCGGATTCTGTCGTTCAGGCAACAACGGACTATCAGATATTCTCAGATAAGATGGGTCAGTTTTTTGATGAATGCATTGAAGAAAAGGAAGGGTGTGAGCTTCGGCGCGGTGCAGTTTACACACGCTACAAAGAGTGGTGTGGAGAGAATGGCTACCGGGCAGAGGCAGCCAAGAATCTAAACCAGGAGATTGAAAAGCGGTACAAGACTGCAAGAAAGCGTCCGAATGACGGTGCCTCCAGCAGTACGACTCCGATGGTCCTGGATGTGGCGTTCACGGCAAGTGAAGAGTCAAAAGAGGACTTTGCACCATTGACATCATGAGCTTGAAATTCAAGGTACGGACGGATTTGTTGCGGCTGTTGCTGGAAGAGCACAGTGAAATCTATTGTTTTTGATTTTCATAAGTTCCCATCAAAATACCAGCAACACACGACTTCGGAGTCACGTTACCAGCAACAGCAGCAACGCCCCAGCAACAGAAAAACGTAGGAAAATCAAGGGTTTTCGGTGCTGTTGCGAGTGTTGCGAGTGAAAACCCTATTTTATTTATATTATTTTCTTTTATATACTATTTACTTTTTACTAGCAACAATAGCAACAAAAGAAAAAATATAGATCTTAACACCCCTGAAAAGTGCGTAAAATCAATATTTTTGGGGACTGGACACCTCGCTTTGTGAGGAAAGCGCCAGCAACAGATTCAGAGGACACATTGGAACTACACAATGGAACATCGCAGGCCGCTTTTGTGGGAGCCTATTTGTGGGCAAGGACAAAAACGGCCTGCTTTGTGATATAGGAAAGAGAGGATAGAACATGAGTAAGATCATCACTTGTGAACAGGTCAGCAATGGCCATCCCGATAAGATCTGTGACCAGATCGCAGATGCCATCGTGACCGACATCCTTCAGCATGACAGGAACGCCCGTGTGGCAATCGAGTGTCTGCTGAAAAAGAGCCAGCTCTTTATTGCCGGCGAAGTCACCACCGATTACCGACCAAACTACAACCAGATCGTCCACGATGTGTTCAATCGCATCGGTGCCGAAAAGCTGGGGTGGAACCTGACCGAGCTTCTTCGCATCGGCATTCTGGTGGACAAGCAGTCCCCGGACATTGCACTGGGTGTGGACAAGGGCGGTGCCGGTGACCAGGGTATCATGTACGGCTACGCCACCAACGAGACGGCAGAGCAGATGCCGATCCCGTACATGGTCGCCACCAAGTTCCTGCAGCTTCTCAAGGCACATCCGTCTAAGATGTTCCGTGCAGATGCCAAGGCACAGGTCAGCTACGACTACGACACCGGACGCATCACTACCTTCCTCTGCTCCGTGCAGCACAGCCCGGATGTGGAGGTCAGCGACTTCCGGCACATCATCGAATCCATGATGGTGCTTGCCGCCTGCGAGTACGGTCTGGACGGTGACTTCACGAAGCTGGTCAATCCGACCGGTCGTTTTGTGCTGGGTGGCAGCTATGCCGACTGCGGTGTGACTGGTCGCAAGCTGGCGTGTGATACCTACGGCGGCATCGGTCGCATGGGCGGCGGTGCGCTGAGTGGGAAAGACCCCACCAAGGTAGATCGCTCCGCAGCTTACATGGCACGGAAGATTGCAAAGGACATCGTGCAGGCGGGCTACGCTGACAAGTGTGAAGTCCAGCTGGCCTACGCCATTGGTGTGGTACAGCCGGTGGGTGTGTCGGTGGAGTGCTTCGGTACGGAGCACCAGTCCCTTGACTTCATCGAAGCCTACGTCCATGACAGCTACGACCTGACCCCGCAGGGTATCATCAAGCGGCTGGGACTGCTGGATGTAGATTACAACAAGGTCAGTGCTTACGGTCACTTCGGCAAGTCTGGTCTTCCGTGGGAGGACTGACTCATGCCGTACAGACCAAAGACACCGTGCCATCATCCCGGCTGCCCGGAGCTGGTGGAAGCCGGCCGGCTCTACTGTGAGAAGCACCTGCTTCTCCACCCGGAAGTAACTCGCCCGGCGGCGAAGCGTGGATACAACAGGCGGTGGCAGAAAGCCCGAAAGTCATATCTCGAAGCGCATCCGCTCTGTGTGCAGTGCGCCAAGCAGGGTAAGTACGTCCGGGCAACGGTGGTGGATCACATCATTCCGCACCGTGGTGACCAGAAACTTTTCTGGGACCAGAACAACTGGCAGGCTCTCTGCAAGAGCTGCCACGATAAGAAGACGCTGACCGAGGACATCAACCCGACCTACACCTACTGACACCCCCACCGGGGCCGGGGTCACTTCTCTACAGTGAAGTCACACGGAGACCGGTGGCCCCTTTTGCGTGAAAAACCGCAAAATTCATAGGCCGGGGGTCAGAGGATTAACGGCGCAAAATGAAACAGGAAAATGTACAGGCATCGGAGCTTCGGTCCGGTGCCATTCTTTTTCCCCGAAATGAACCAAAGTGTGTGAAACCTCTCGTAAACAGGGAACTTTCGCACATTTTAGCTTGTTCCGGGAGGAGCAGGGGCGAGCGGGAATCGGCCGCCGCAACAACGATCCAACCTGGCGGGGCAGTGCCGATTTCCACTTCGCCGCTTTTCGTATGAATTATGAGATTTTTCTAAGAAACCGCCGAAGAAACGGCGAAAAATGAGAGTGAGGTGAGGGCAGATGGAAGATTACACGGCTGAGATGATCAGGGACATGGCTTTTTCCTTCTGCCCTCAGTGCGGTACGGCAATCGTACCAAACCATAAAGGCAGACCACGGAAGTTCTGTTCTCCGGAATGCCGGTCACGGTGGAACAACACCCATCCAAAGCCGGAGAACTGGAAGACCGTGCGGTCGAAGATCTGCCCGGTGTGCGGCAGGGAGTTTTCCTACCGGCACCAGTATGGTCTGGAACGGAAATATTGCAGCCGTGCCTGTGCAAACAAAGGACGATGGAAGGAGGGCGATGCAAATGGAAGAACCACTGAACATAGAACGTGATGTGGTAAAGAACGGTGTCCGGCTGGACTGTGTGTTTGAGGGCTATGAGTACCGCCCGGAGAGAGAAGAAGTCCGAAGCCAGCGGCTTGCCGGGTTTGAATGTGTGGAGATCGCAGAAAACACAGGGCTTTCTTTGGAACAGGTCACGGATTACTGCCGGGAACTGGGTCTGCCGGAAACGGGGAGCTGCCAGTTACAGCCACCGGATGGGTCGGGGGAACGGCACTGTCCGGTTTGTGGACGCATTCTCGTGCAGAGAGGGAACAGTGGTCGGAGACGGTTCTGTTCTCCTGATTGCCGGAAGGAATATTACAGGCAGCATAAATCTTTTCGGATCGCGGTCTGTAAAAACTGTGGAAGGGAGTTCCATGCCGTAGATGAAGGAAAACGGCAGCGGAAGTTCTGCAGTCTGAATTGTTACTGGGATTATCGATACGGGATGAAGGGAGTGGATGAGGGTGAGTAAGATTATCGGTGTGTTTCCGATGTTCAACACCGGGGGTATCTGTGTACATGCGATTGACGATGCGGAAGATAAGGTCCTGGCATCCGTGAACGGGGAAAACCCGGAATGGTGCGAGATGGCTGAACAGCCGCAGGAAGATGGAGATGAGATGGAGTCGGGCTTTTTGTTCGGCTCATTTTTCGTGCCGTTCTCCGGGGTCATGCGCATGTGAATCTGAATTAGGAGGGCTTACATGAAAGCGACTGCTGAACTGAAGATGCTGCCGGTGTCCGTACTCAAGCCGGCCGCATACAATCCCCGGAAAAAGCTGAAGCCGGGGGATAAAGAGTACGAGAAGATCAAGAACTCCATCACGGAGTTCGGGTTCGCAGATCCTTTGGTGGTCAATGCCGATATGACAATCATCGGCGGCCACCAGAGATTGACCGTAGCGATGGAGCTGGGCTATACCGAAGTGCCTTGTGCGGTGGTGGACATCGACAAAACCAGGGAAAAAGCCCTGAACATTGCGCTCAACAAGATCACGGGTGCATGGGATGATTCCCTGCTGGCCGACCTTCTGAAAGACATCGAAGATTCCAACTTCGATCTTGGCAAGACCGGCTTTGAGCCGCCGGAGATTGAGACGCTGTTCAACAAAGTCCACAGCAAAGAGGTCAAGGAAGATGACTTCGATGTGGAATCCGAGCTGAAGCAGCCATGCTTCTCCAAAGAGGGTGACCTCTGGCATCTGGGAAAGCACATCGTTCTGTGCGGTGATTCCACCAAAGCAGAATGCTACGACACCCTGATGGACGGAACCAAGGCAAATATGGTCCTTTCCGATCCCCCTTATAACGTGGATGTGGAAGAGACGGCCGGTAAGATCATGAATGACAACATGGGCGATTCGGAATTCTACCAGTTCCTGCGGGCAGCGTTCCAGCAGATGCACGACCATCTTTCAGACGACGGTTCCATCTACATCTTCCATGCAGATACGGAAGGGCTGAACTTTAGAAAGGCATTCAAGGATGCCGGGTTCTACCTGTCCGGGTGCTGTATCTGGAAGAAGAATGCGCTGGTGCTGGGCCGCAGTCCTTACCAGTGGCAGCACGAACCGTGTCTCTACGGCTGGAAGCAGAAGGGGAAGCACCAGTGGTATTCCGACCGCAAGCAGACGACCATCTGGGAGTATGACCGGCCGAAGTCCAACAAGGACCATCCGACCATGAAGCCCATCGGTCTGATGAGCTATCCGATCCGCAATTCAACCATGACCAACGGCATCGTCCTTGATCCGTTCCTTGGAAGCGGCTCGACCCTGATCGCCTGTGAAGAGACCGACCGTGTGTGCCGGGGTATCGAGCTGGACCCGAAGTTTGTGGATGTAATCGTGAAGCGGTACATCGAACACAATGATGGTCACTACGATGATGTGTATGTCATCCGTGACGGCCAGAAACTGAAGTTCGAGGAAGTAGCGACCTTCGAGCCGGAAAGCGAGGATACCGATGCCTGATGTGAAATGCGTCCTCATCCACGACAACTTCCAGAACTTCAAGTCTTATAACATCCCCAAGGCACAGCTGGTGATCGCAGATATTCCGTACAACATCGGTACGGACTTCTACGCCAGCCGGCCGGACTGGTATGTGGATGGCGACAACAAAAACGGGGAGAGCAGAAAGGCGAGGAAGGCGGCGTTCAATACCGACTTCACGTTCAATATTGCAGAGTATTTCCACTTTTGTAACCGACTGCTGAAGAAAGAACCCGGCACAGGAGAGAAGGATGCACCGTGCATGATCGTGTTCTGTGCATTCCAGCAGATCCCGAAGGTGATCACCGAAGCAGAGAAATACGGCTTCAAGAATTATATCCCTCTGGTGTTCTGCAAGAACTACAGTCCGCAGGTCTTAAAGGCCAACATGAAAATTGTGGGCGCAACGGAATATGCTCTGGTGCTGTACCGGGGAAAGCTCCCGAAGTTCCGCAACCTCGGTGAGGACGGAAAGCCCCACATGATCTTCAACTGGTTTGACTGGAAGCGGGATGGCAGGGAATACCCGAAGATCCATCACTCCCAGAAACCGATCTCCGTGCTGAAACGCCTGATCGAGACCTTTACAGATGAGGGCGATGTGGTCATTGACCCCTGCGCCGGCAGCGGCTCCACGCTGAGAGCAGCAAGAGAACTGGGGCGCAACAGTTACGGATTTGAAGTGTCCAGAGATTTTTACCAGAAAGCAAATGAGCAGATGCTCGGAGAGGAGGCTTCCGCATGAGCACAGAACAGAATATACAGTTGACCCTCGGCAGCCTCTTTGATGGCTCCGGGGGTTTTCCATTGGGTGGTCTTCTGACCGGGCAGATCACTCCGGTGTGGGGCAGCGAAATCGAGCCGTTTGCCATTCGGGTCACGACCAAGCGTCTGCCACAGGTGAAGCACTACGGAGATGTGTCTGCCATCAGCGGAGCGGATTTGCAGCCCGTGGACATCATCACCTTTGGCAGTCCCTGTCAGGATATGTCTATCGCCGGTAAGCGAGACGGTCTGGATGGTTCACGGTCCGGCCTGTTTTACGAAGCAATCCGAATCGTGAAGGAAATGAGGTGTAAGACCAATGGAGAAAAACCAAGATTTATCGTGTGGGAGAATGTGCCAGGGGCCTTCTCCTCAAACAAAGGACAGGACTTCAAAGCAGTCCTCGAAGCCGTCATCGGTGTTAAAGAACCGTCCGCCTCGGTGCCTGCGCCTGAGAAGAAAGGATGGCCCGACGCTGACTACTACGTGGGAGACGGATGGAGCGTCGCGTATCGAGTTCTTGATGCACAATGGTGGGGCGTTCCCCAAAGAAGAAAACGTATCTACCTTGTCGCAGATTTTACAGGCCAGAGTGCCCCAGAAATATTATTTAACTCCGAGGGCTTGTCTCGGTATTCTGCGGAGGGCTTCCGTGCGTGGCAAAGAGCTGCCGCCGGTGCTGAAAGCAGCGCTGGAACGGCAGGCTGCAGCGGAGCAGGAGGACGGATCTGTCTGAACGATCAGGGCGGAGAGAGGATGGATGTGACGGAAGAGGTGACAGCCACCCTCCGTGCGGAGGCACATCATCCGCCGTGTGTTATGGAAGCCGCTGGTTTCTGCACCGAGCATTCGGCAGATGCCAGAAGCATCGGATACGAGGAGGAACGCTCACCGACTCTCCGGGCTGGTGTTGTGCCTGCCACCATCGCACTGGAGAATCATCCTGCTGACAGCCGGGTGAAGATCTCCGAGGATGGCAAGGTGCAGACACTGACAAGCCGGTGTGGTACGGGTGGCGGTAATGTCCCGATGGTTATGGACGCTGTTGAAAATTCAGTGGAAAGCCCGGTGAAAGAAGTTGAAAACTCCCCGGCAGTCACACTGAAGATCCGTTCCGGGTGCGAGGGCGGCGGCAAGGGAGCCATCTGGCAGGAAGAAAAATCTGCCACCCTCGGCTGCAACAACGACCAGACACTGTTCGTTCCGAAATGCTATGGCGTCTGTTCCAAAGCCAGCCATTCCATGATGTCCGACAATCCGCACAGCGGTTTTTATGAAGCGGAGACCTCACGGACGCTGGACCGCAGTGGCGGCGACCCGACCTGCAATCAGGGCGGTATATGCGTGGTAGAGCCGGTCGCCTTTACCCAGAACCAGAGGGATGAAGTCCGGGATCTGGGAGAAAAGTCAGCGGCACTGGCAGCAGAGCCGGGAATGAAGCAACAGACCTTTGTGGCACAGCCGGAAGAGGTGACAGCGTTCCATGTAAACCAGCGCAATGAGCTGATCAACCTGCATGGCAAGTCCGGCGCTTTGATGGCGACCCGGAGTGATCAGATGCAGACCTTCGTCCTGCAGGGCAACATGATAGGCCGCAAGGATGAGAACGGTCCGCAGGGGGATGGCGTCAATGAGGATGTCTGCTTCACCTTGGACGCGACAGACCGCCATGCAGTCTGCGCACCGGAGGATGTGTATGCCATGACTACCGGCTCCTATATGCAGGTGGCAAAAGAAGTCGCACCGACCCTGATGGCGCGGGATTACAAAGACCCGACCACCATCGCACCGGCACCGCATTTGAACGAGGGTGTCATGGGAACGGTGGCAACTGGGGCGCATCCCAGCGGCTTCAACGGGCAGGATGCTTTCAATGACCGTCTGGTCATCGACAACCCGGAAGCGCAGCCGGCACCTGTGACCTATACCGTCCGCCGTTTGACACCGACCGAATGTGCCAGACTGCAGGGCTTCCCGGACTGGTGGTGCAGGGATCTCGGAACGGAAAACCCGACCGAAGAAGAGCTGGCATTCTGGGCAGATGTGTTTGAAACGCACCGCAAGATCGTGACCCATGCCAAGAAGCCGAAGACGGAGAAGCAGATCCGGAAATGGCTGGCTGACCCGTATACGGATTCGGCAGAGTATCGTATCTGGGGTAACGGCATATGCTTAGCCAACGCATTTTTTGTTCTGGCCGGCATCGCATGGTGCGCAGGTCTGGAAGAATAAACTGGCCCGCTATATTACTAGGTAGAAAGTGACCCGGTGATATGGTGGGCTTACATATTGGTCCTATTTACACAACAGATTTCGCAGTCCCTTGTGTAATTGGTCGAACATGAAGAATATCGGGAAATGGCCTTGCTATTTGACCGGTTCAGAGTGATATATGTGCTACCGAAAAAACATCGGGACGTACAAAGACAAAAAACGAAAGGGGCAATGAATTATGTTGAAATTTGAATTGAACATAGCCGACCGCAAGACACTTGCAAATCGCATGGAGGAGCTGACGGGCATCCATCCTTACTACACCAGAGCGCCGCTGTACGCTTATGACATCGGCAACTACACCATCGACCGGGACGGCAATCTTCTGGTCGAGCCGGAGAATGCAGATGCCGAGCTGCTGACGACTCTGTTGAATGAGGGGTTGATCCGCGGCGGCGAGAGCATTGAGAGCACGGGTGACCAGCCGGAAAACACAGAGCCGACTGAAAACTTGGCAGAGGAGCCTGTGGCCGAAGTGGAGCCGGATGATACGGCAGAGGATGAGCCGGATGCAGAGGAATCGGAAAGCGAAGACCAGCCGGAAGAAGTGCCGCTGGACTTGGAACTTGCATTCCCGGTCAGCCAGCACAACGGTGTGACTCTCCGCAACCTGGTCAACCTTCTTTACAGCCGCGGCAAGCTCATCGGCAAGGCGACTGGAGGACACTTCCATGTGGAAGAGGGGCTGGTCGAGAAGCTGAAGGACGATAGCTGCACCTTTGCCATCATGAACTTCATCAATGCGGTCAGCGACTATGAGACTGAACATGGTGCTGCACTGGAAGGCCTGAAAATCACCACCGAGAAGGTCACCTTTACCGGCTTCCCGACTGCACCGGACCACGAACATCTGACGGCTTTTGCACAGCTGGCGGTGCTGATGAACCAGCAGGCTATCAGCCAGAAGCGCATCCAGGCAAAGGATGTCAACGATGAGAATGAGAAATACGCACTCCGCACATGGCTCCTGCGGCTGGGGATGAACGGTCCGGATTTCAAAGAGACACGCAAGATCCTCATGGAGCACCTTTCCGGCCATGCGGCTTTCCGCACGGATGAGGAAGCACAGAAGTTCCTTGCAAGGGAAAAGGCAAAACGGGATGCCCTGAAAGCCGCGAAACTGGCGGCACAGAACGGCGATCCTGCCACAGGGGAAACGGTCGAACAGGAAGAAAACCAGCCGACACAGCCCGACTGTGGGGCAGACACGGCGCAGATGCTGGAGGCGGGAGCGTAAGCTCCCAAGCCCCCAATGGGGGCCGGAAAATATGCGAGACCCTCTTCCATTATACCGATATTAGCTCTGAAAATGTACATTATCAAGCGGATAAACTGCAGAAATGTACACGATCATTCTACCTTATATTTGTCGAATATATGTTCTTTTATATCCTTGCTATTATCCGCACCTGACGGTAATATGCACATACCGAAAGGGAAAACAAGGAAAAAACAAAGGAGAACATACCATGAACGATAAAACAAGAGAGCAGATTGAAGCCATGAAGAACCAGACCATCGGGGTTGAGATCGAGATGAACAACATCACCAGAGAAAAAGCGGCAAGAAAGGTCGCCGAGTACTTCAGAACCACAGCATGGAACGCGGCCAGCGAGTACGGATATTACAGCTGGGCTTGCAAGGACGGACAGGGCAGGGTTTGGAAATTCCAGAGGGATGTGAGCATCTACGGACCGGACGCAGAAAAATGCGAACTGGTCACCCCGATCCTCACCTACGACGACATCGAAACCCTGCAGGAAATCATCCGACTGCTCCGCAAGGCAGGAGCAAAGAGCAGCCCAAGCCGCGGATGCGGGGTCCACATCCACATCGGCAAGGGCGACCACACCGCAAAGACCATCCGCAACCTTGTGAACATCATGGCGGCGCACGAACAGCAGATCGGCAGAGCCATCCGGATCGACGCGGGGCGCACCGGACATTATTGCCAGGTGGTCAACCACCGCTTCCTCGACCGGCTGAACCGCGAGAAGCCGACCACCATGCACAGGCTGGAAGACATCTGGTACGAAGGTAACGGTGCAGACTACGGCAGAAGCCAGCATTACAATTCAAGCCGATACCATATGCTGAACCTTCATGCCACCTTTACAAAAGGAACCATTGAATTCCGCCTTTTCCAATTTGCAGACCCAGCGGACGGAAAGCGCAACGGACTGCACGCCGGAGAGATGAAAGCCTACATCCAGCTTTGCCTCGCAATGAGCCAGCTTGCCAAGATGGTCAGGACGGCAAGCCCGAAGCCCCAGCAGACCGACAACGAAAAGTACGCGATGCGGTGCTGGATGCTGAGGCTGGGATTCATTGGGGATGAATTTGCAACGGCAAGGGAGATCCTTCTGCGGAACATGGAGGGCAACGCATCCTGGCGGAACAAATAAGCCGAGATGCACGGGCACCTTTTGGGCGGGCAACCGCCCTTGAGGTGGTAGAAGGAGGTGCAAGTTTATGAAAAGCACGTTAAAAAATGAAAACACACCGGGTGGCAGGGCCTTTAAGGTGACCATCACCGAGACCTACCAGAGAACGGTGACCATTTACGAATCCGAGATGAAAGAGCCGACCGTGGAGGAAGCCCAGCGAGTGGCAGAGGACTGGTGGCAGGACAGCCAGATTGAGCTTGGGACAGATGATTTCCAGGGCGTGGAATTCACTGGCAGGGAGGACGGTGAGGCAGATGTTTGAATTGATCAGCCGAAACCCATCCAGATATTACCTTGCCTACGGAAGTAATCTCGACATGGAGCGGATGGGAAAGAGATGCCCTTACGCTGTGGTGGTCGGCACGACCGAGATCATGGGTTACCGGCTCCTGTTCAAAAAGAGCAAGACCGGCTGCTATGCCACCATTGAGCAGGACGCCAATGAAAGCGTACCGGCAGTGGTCTGGAAGCTCTCGGAATACGATGAGCTCCTGCTGGACCGGTACGAGGGCTGCCCAAGATACTACTACAAGAAGCAGTTCCAGCTTCCGGTCTGGAACCTGAACGGGAACCGCATGAAAAAGGCAAAACCCTGCATCGCTTATGTGATGCACGAGGACCGGCGGCTTGGCTGCCCGGATGCCGAGTATTTTGAACTGCTGCGCGGCGGATACAGCGACTGGGAATTTCCGCTGGACACATTAAAGCGTGGACTGGCAGCCAGTATCGGAAAGGTGGAAGCCGTCCGGTATCTGAAGAAGCAGCAGATGATGTAAGAGTACACGATCAAAAGCAAAAAACATTGTGCAGTATATGATGCTCATCGGTCTTGATAAATCAGGGCAGAAGAGTGATATATACCATACCGCCAGACAAGAGCGGAGAAAACCGAAGGGAGAGATTCTAATGAAAAACAAGAAATATTACATCGCCTACGGCAGCAACCTGTCGGTGGAGCAGATGGCATACCGGTGTCCGGATGCAAAAATTGCAGGACAGGCGGTGCTGGCAGGCTGGGAGCTTTTGTTCCGCGGCTGCGCCACCATCGCACCGAACCCGAAGAAGAATACGCCGGTTCTGGTGTGGGAGATCTCGGAAAGGGACGAAGGAAACCTCGACCTCTATGAGGGCTACCCGAACTACTACCGCAAGGAAGACCTGAACATTGAACTGCTCCGGGAAGAGGCAGAGCCGGAGATGGTGACCGCAATGGTCTACATCATGGAGAACGACTTCGGGCACTGCGCACCGAGCCGGTATTACTACAAAGTTCTGCATGACGGCTACAAGGCATTCCACTTCCCGATGCACATCCTCGAAGGTGCGCTGAAGGAATGCATGGATAAGGATGCCGCCCAGCGGATGATCGAGGAGGTGCAGGCATGAATTTCGCAGATCAGAAAATGGTCAAGAAGCTGAGAAAAAAGTTCCCGGTCGGATGCCGGATCGTCCTCGATGAGATGGATGACAGGCAGGCACCGCCCATCGGAACGCAGGGAACCTGCAACGGGGTCGATGATGCCGGAAACATCTTAGTGAGCTGGGACACCGGAAGCCATCTGAACGTTGCCTACGGCGCGGACAGTTGCCACCGTGTGGCTTTGGAAGCCGAGGTCAAGGTGTCGCTTGACCGTCTTGGTAAAACGCGACAGACCGGCCCACATTGCCCCAGGTGCGGAGCAAAGCCGGACTGTTACGACCATCAGCAGCAGGCACTCAGCCGAAGGGCGGACATCCAGATCTGCAACCGCTGCGGAACGGAGGAAGCGTTAGAGGATATTGCATGGGGCGGACAGCAGAAGATGCAGCTTGCAGACTGGGCAATCGTGAAAGGGGGCTGGGTCGAATGAAAGTTCTTCTGATCAAACCGATGGAGCATCCGCAGGTGGTGGACATTGAAAGCTCCCTGAAAGAGTTCTACCGCATCCTCGACTGCGACTGCATCACAGCCACGTACCCGTGGGAAGCGGATGCCGTGGCACTGGTAACGGACGACAATGGGATGTTCACTGAGAAGCCGTTCAGCCGGTACATTCCGGAGCTGGAGCAGCCCATCAAGGGAAACTTCTTCATCTGCGGATTGGGAGAGGAAGATTTCGCAGAGCTGCCCCAGGACCTCATCCAGAAATTCAGGGAACGCTTCTGGGTGCCAGAGGCATTCGTCAGCATGTTCGGGCAGATGGCAGTCATCCAGATGGATGACGGAACGAAGCCGGAATAAGATGCCACAATCAGAAAAAATACCCTCTCGGCCAGAAAAGACCGGGAGGGCTTAGTTTAACAGGAGGAGCCTATGGGACACAGAAAGATGCCGGCTTATGGCGAGAGGGAACACGGCGGCAGATACATTCTGGATGAATACGAATGGTCAAGAAACCACTGCAAGGCGGTGACCATCCGCAGATGGAAAAGGGACCTGAAAAAGAAAGCCAGAGCGCATAACCGCAGGGTGATGCATCAGGCAATGCAGGGCGAGGCCGATTAGACGGAAAATGGGGGCTTTAAAAGAATGAGAACCCCCTTCCAGTTTACTGTATATTACCTCTGGAAAGCAACAATAGCAAGGAGAACCGCCGCCATAATGTACACAAACATCTGGCAGCGGTTTTGTGTATCATACCAAACCAAAACGGGGGATACGAGGCAGAGCCCCAGTCTCTGCTGGGGAGCCTCTTGGGATTCCTTAGAAGAAATCCCTCATGCTCATGCCGACCTCGTTCAGTCGTTCCTCCATGCTGTGGTAGTGCCAATCCTCTTCCTCTTCTTTGTCATCTTCCTCAAGCTCCTCTGGGAAAGGGTCGTGCCGCCACCCGGCTTTCTGGTATTCTTCTTCCCGAATGTCGTTGCGGTCGTAAATGTCCAGCTCGTATTCTTCTTCAAGCTCTGCGATACGGTTTTCGATTGCGGTTTCAACTTCTGTAATGGTCTTTTTCATGTTTTTTGTCCTCCGTTTTTGGTTTGGTTTTCTTCGCTTTCGTTGTGTGTATAATGCCGCAGAAACACATATATAGCAAGTCAATCAGGGGTCATATATGTACCAAACATGAGGGACGAAGATCGTTGATAATATGAGGTTTTATGGCCTTGCTATCACAGGGCAGTGACGGTAATATACAGCTACAAAAAACAAAGGAGGACAGCAGGATGGCTGATTGGAGAACATGGAAAAAAGGGAGAAAGACAACATGGCACTGGAACGAATTCGATGGAAGCGGAAGCCGGGAAGGGATCATCACCGAGGTTCATGAAGACCATGCGATCATGGAAGCAGACGGCATGCACCTTTGGATCGACGATGACACGGCAGAGATGTTCAGCTAAGAAAACGGGGAGGGAAACCTCCCCGGATAAACACATAAATCCACCAGATCAGGGTGCAAATGATCGTGTACTTTAGCCGCTTGATAGTATCCGGCAGTGACGGTAATATACAGCTACCAAAACGAAAGGGGCAAAGAACATGGAACGCTACACTTACGAGATCACTTTTACACGGCTGGATGGACAGCCAGATGAAATCCAGCAGCACACCAGCGAGGAGTTGGCAAGAGAATGCTTCCGGCTTTTCGATGAGCCAGACAGTGCAGAGATGTACAGCAGAATCGAACTTAGCCGCCACGACTGGGAGACAGCCACGGATGAGATTCTGGAAACGATGACATTCTGAGAGGAGGAAAATACAATGACCTACACAAAAATCAACCTTTACCTTGCGAACGGAATCCCAGAGGCACTCAGCAACCTCTGGTACGGAAGCGACAGCTCGGTGGTCGAGATCAGGGATGCCGTTGAGGATGCGAAGAACGGCAAGGACCTTCTGAACCGCATCCAGAAGATGAAGCTCCTGCGGAAATTCACCCTCGACAGGGAGAACGAAAAGCGCATCCGCTTCAAGGGAACGGACTGCTGGGGCAACGTAAGCTACCTTGAAATCATCCGCTAAAGGCAAGACCGACAGGCGCAAGGGGCTGGAAATGACCAGCCTTTTGCTCGTGTCTGTCTTCCGAAAGCCGGCATGAAAAGCACATAAATATGACAATTACAGGGCTTGATGATCGTGTAGTTTAGCCGCTTGATAGTGCTCCGAGGTGACGGTAATATACAGTCACCGAAAGGGGAAAACAACAAAAACGGAGGATACGACAATGACGAAGAACGAAGAACGCATCAATAAACTTTTCAAGGAACTGGTACCGGAGACGGGCAAGGCAGACAGCCTCGCAGGGGAGCTGGTAAGGGCAATGAGCCGCATCGGATACCGCTTTTACAACGATGGCGACCAGCTGGGCATCGGCTACGGCAAGGAAACCTGCAACCCTGCAGGGCGGTTCCTTGGAGTCAAGGGCAACGACAAAATCGCAAAGCTGACTGCAGATGCCTGGGCAGTCTACAGCGAGGAAGCCTACGAAAAGGTTCTGGACATCCTTTGCGGAGCGGTTGCCGACTATGTTGAGCAGAACCCAGACCTTAGAAACCAGCCGACTGAAGATATGTGGGACTTCAAAGATGAGGAAGAAGACCAGGATGATAGCTGGGATGAAGAGGAAGATGACTGGGACGAAGAGGAAGATTACGAGGACGATGAAGACTACTAAGCCAGAGAAACACATGGGGCTTGCCGGAAACGGCGGCCCTTTTCTTCTGCCGTAATACGCACAGTTCCGGGGGAACATATTTGTGTAGTATAGCCGCTTGATAGTTTGTGACATAGACGGTAATATGCACATACCGAAACGGAAAACCAAGAAAAACGGAGGAAACCACCATGAAGAAGAACATCACCAAGGAAGAGGAAAAAGCCCTGCTGGAGATCGCCAAGCGCCTGATGGCAGCGGTAGACAGCCGGGGCGACCTCGAAGCCCGCGATAATGACAGCGAGGACTTCATTGAGGTTCCGGTCTGGGGCATCCAGAAAGCAATGGAAGAAGCCTACCTGCTGGGACGGATGACCAGATAAACCGACAGCCCCCGACACAGCCCCACACAGGGGCTTGTGCCATGGGTGGCAAAACGATCCGAATGAACCGACAACGTCCAACACAGGGGCAGATGTGGCGGCGTGGATGCGCCAGAAAGGAGAAGCACATGGAAGAACGGATGATGGATACCATCGTGGAAATCTACAACCACATGGACGACAGCGATAAGGATGCCTTCACGCTGGAGGATGCCGAAGATATGGTGGAAGACCAGATCAGGATGGATAAGGAAGCCGGACGGGAACCGCTGGCATATGACCCGCAGTTCTTCTACGATACCATTGTGGAACTCATGGAACAGGATGCAGAGTGATGTACATTCTGCTTGGTATTCCGGGCAGAAGATCGTGTACTTTAGCCGCTTGCTATCTGCTGCACCTGACGGTAATATGCACATACCGAAAGGGGAAAGCCCCAAGGAAAAAACGAAAACACGGAGGAATTCACCATGAAAAAGCATTTGATCGACTTCCCGGAAAACAACATCAGCATCGAGAGCTTCTACGACCGGCTCAGACCTTGCTACGATAGCATCATGCAGTTTAGTGACCGGGTTCTGGTTGCCCAGATGAACTGGAATGGCATGCTGGAGGGAGCGGTATACGGCTTTGTGGAAGACCCGGAGGAAGGCTGGTCACCGATTGAATGCCGGCTGGAACTTCTGAAGATTTCCGATGAGACCTACACGGATGCCGGTCACGCAATCGAGTGGTGCATCAGGAACGCACACTGAAAAAGGGCAGAGCTCCTTCGGGGGCTTTTGCTCGTAGTGGTGGATTCTTCCAGTGTGGAAATACACATAAATCCGACAAAAAGAGGTGTGTATGATTGTGCAGCATAGCCGCTTGCTATGTCCGGGCAGTGACGGTAATATACAGTCACAACGAAGGGGAAAGCCCTACGGAAAACAAAACACACGGAGGATACAGACCATGACGAACAAAGCAAAAACCTACCTTAAGAACATTCAGGGAGCCGACACCGAGAAGAAGCTAATTGGCATCGAGATCGCCTTCAAGCAGGACATGACCCTCAGCTGCAGCGACCTCGGAAGCCTTTGCAGGGCGGCAGAAGACAGGCGGTACAGCCTGCGTAACAATGAGGAAACGCTGAAGCTGAAGCAGATCCTTTTCTTCCGGACGAAAGCGGAGATGGACGCCTACCACGACATGAGCCGCAAGCCGGAAGACTGGACGGAAGCGGAGATCGAGCAGCAGAGAAGCCGCTTCTGCAGCGTCTGGCAGGTCATCGAGGAAGCGGAGCTGGTCGATGAATACGAGGCTTGGAAGGAAGCCAACCCCAACGCCTAACAGCACCCAAAAGGTACACGCCCCGAAAAGGGGCTGTGCCTCGTATCCGATGTGTTTTATATAAAGTTGCCGAAATGGGAAACTATTTGTTAGTTATACAGAAAAGTTTCCTGTTTAGGAAAATGATATTTCGAGGACTTCTTTGGAGGTCCTTTTTCTTTACCCATTTTTGCAGAAAGGAGGAGATGCCAATGGCTACCAGAGGCAGAAAACCAAAGCCGACCGCCATGAAGGAACTGGAAGGTAATCCGGGCAAGCATCCGCTGAACACCAGCGAACCGAAGCCCAATAAGAAAGCACCGGCCTGTCCGAAGTGGCTGGAGCCGGAAGCAAAGAAAGAGTGGCGTAGACTTGCCAAACAGATGGAAGCCATCGGCATCCTGACCGAAGTGGACATGGCGGCCTTTGCCGGTTACTGTCAGGCGTATGCCCGATGGAAGGAGGCAGAGGAGTTCATCACCCAGCACGGCACTATCGTCAAGACCCCGTCCGGGTACTGGCAGCAGGTGCCGCAGGTGTCCATCGCCCAGACCTATCTGAAGATCATGAACAAGTTTGCAGAGCAGTTCGGTCTGACCCCGTCCTCCCGAAGCCGGATCATTGCTTCGGACGGCGGTCCTGCGGATGCAGCTGATGAGATGGAGAATCTGCTGGGAGGAGGTGGAAGCTGATGGCAGAGTGCAGACCCCAAAACTATCCGAAACTGAAGGACTACAAACCCAGCCGGTTCATGCTTCCGACCTGCCATTACGATGCCGCAAAAGCAGACCGGGCAGTAACCTTTATTGAGAACCTCCGACACACCAAAGGTAAGTGGGCAGGAAAGCGGTTCTGGCTGCTTCCGTGGCAGGAGCAGATCATCCGGGATGTGTTCGGCATCGTGGACGAAAAAGGGAACCGTCAGTTTCGCACGGCTTATGTCGAAATCGGCAAGAAAAACGGAAAATCCGAGCTTGCCGCTGCGGTGGCCTTGTATCTGCTTTTTGCCGATAATGAGCCATCTGCCGAAGTCTATGGTGCGGCGGCTGACCGCCAGCAGGCATCCATTGTTTTTGATGTTGCCCACCAGATGGTGCAGATGACCCCGGCACTTTTGAAACGGTGCAAGATCATGGCAGCCACCAAGCGCATCGTGAACTACGGGAACGCAGGATTTTATCAGGTTCTGTCTGCCGAAGTTGGTACGAAGCACGGTCTGAACGTGTCAGGTCTGGTGCTGGATGAGGTTCATGCCCAGCCAAACCGAAAACTCTACGATGTCCTTACCAAAGGTTCCGGTGATGCCCGTGAACAGCCGTTGTTCTTCCTGATCACCACGGCTGGCACGGACAAGGAGAGCATCTGCTACGAGCTCCACATGAAAGCCCTTGACCTGCTGGCTGGCCGTAAGATCGACCACACCTTTTACCCCGTGGTCTATGGACTGACAGATGAAGATGACTGGCACGATGAAGTCAACTGGTATAAAGCAAATCCCTCATTGGGGCAGACCATTCAGATCCAGCGTGTCCGGGATGCATACCAGGAAGCACTGGATAATCCGGCAGAGGAGAACGTGTTCAAGCAGCTCCGTCTGAATATGTGGGTGTCCTCGTTGACCCGGTTTATACCGGAACACATCTACAACCTCGGCAATCAGCCAATCGATATGGAAGCCCTCAAAGGCCGTGACTGTTATGGAGGACTGGACTTGTCCAGCACCGGAGATATCACGGCTTTTGTGCTGATGTTCCCGCCCAGAGTTCCAGAGGAGAAGTACATCATGCTTCCGTTTTTCTGGATACCGGAGGATACGATCCCCCAGCGGGTGCGCAGGGCATCCGTTCCGTATGATGTCTGGTATCAGCAGGGCTACCTGATGGCAACAGAAGGCAATGTCATCCACTACGGATTTATTGAAAAGGTCATCGAGGAACTAGGCAAGACCTACCATATTTTAGAGATTGCCTTTGACCGATGGGGAGCCGTGCAGATGACCCAGAATCTTGAGGGGATGGGATTCACAGTCGTTCCTTTCGGTCAGGGCTTTAAAGATATGAGCCCGCCTACCAAGGAGTTCTACAAGCTCCTGATGGAAGGCAGGATCATCCACGGCGGCAATCCGGTTATGGCATGGATGGCGGGGAATGTGGTCGTGGATACCGACCCGGCTGGCAACATCAAGCCGACCAAGGCGAAGTCGCCGGAGAAGATCGATGGTATCGTCGCTGCGATCATGGCACTGGACCGCTGCATCCGAAATGAAGGTCAGCAGCAGGGAAGCGTCTACGACGAACGTGACATGATCGTTTTTTGATATGAAGATTTGGAGGAAAACACAATGAAGTATCTGATGAGTGCAGAATGGTGGAAGGCAGCCGGCATTCGTGCTGCAAAGACGATGTTCCAGACCGGCGCGGCCCTGGTCGTTACACAGATGCCCGGCGGCACGGTGGACTGGATGGCAGTCGGCAGTGCAGTGATCGTGGCAGGTGTTGCGTCCCTCGGTACCAGCCTTGCCGGTCTGCCGGAACTGGAGAAGGAGGATAAGGCTTAATGGGATTCTGGGAATGGATGGGGTTTGAGAACCCAAGGGATTCTCCCAAAACAGAACAGCCAAAAGAAGGTCTGCCTCAGGTCACGGATAATGTCCGCGATTCCGGGCAGACCTTTGTGTTTGGCCGTTCCAATGCCGGGGAGCAGGTGGATGAGAAAGCCGCCATGCAGATCCCGACCGTGTATGCCTGTGTTCGTCTGCTGGCAGAGTCCATTGCGGCACTGCCGCTGCATCTCTACCGGGTGACAGACGATAATGGAAACAAGGAAAAGGCACGGGATCATCCGCTGTACAAGATCCTGTATCGCCAGCCCAACCCGGAGATGACATCCTTTGTCTTCTGGGAAACGCTGATGACCCACCTGCTTCTCTGGGGCAACGCTTACGCGCAGATCGTCCGGGATGGCAAGAATACGGTGCTGGGTCTGTATCCGCTGATGCCGGAAAATGTCGAAGTGGACCGGGATGAGAGTGGCGAGCTCTACTATATCTACCACGCATACACGGATGAAGTTCCGGGAGAACAGAACAAGGACCTCTACTTCCGCCGGGACGAGATCTTTCATGTGCCGGGGCTTGGGTTTAATGGCCTGATCGGTTTCTCGCCAATCGCTATGATGAAGAACAGCCTCGGCACTTCCATTGCGGTAGATAAATACGGTTCCTCCTTCTTCAAGAACGGCGCACAGCCCAGCGGTGTGCTGGAGCATCCCGGCGTTGTAAAAGACCCGAACCGTATCCGGGATAGCTGGGAAGCGGCTTACGGTGGTGCTTCCAATGCCCATCGTGTGGCCGTGCTGGAAGAGGGCATGGCCTACAAACCAATTTCCCTGCCGCCGGAGGACAGCCAGTTTTTGGAAACGAAGCAGTTTTCCGTGACGGAGATCTGCCGTATCTTCCGTGTGCCTCCGCATCTGGTAGCCGATTTGTCCAGGGCGACCTTCTCCAACATTGAATACCAGTCGCTGAATTTCGTGATGCACTCCCTGACCCCGTGGCTTGTCCGCATCGAGCAGGGCATCATCAAGGATCTGCTGCTGGAGGAGGAGCAGGATACCTACTTCCCGAAATTCAATGTGGATGGTCTGCTCCGTGGCGATTACCAGAGCCGGATGAACGGCTATGCGACAGGAATCAGTAACGGCTTCCTCTCTCCGAATGATGTGCATCGTCTGGAGAACATGGACCTCATCCCGGCAGAGGAGGGCGGTGACGACTACTACCTGAACGGCGGCTATGTGAAGCTGAAAGATGCAGGGGTGGCACAGCAGAATAAAGCTGCGGCAGTCCAGCAGAATCAGCCCAAACAGACACAGCCTGACCCGGAAGAAGAACCTGACAGCGATAACCGGTTGAGTGAGAGTAAGCCACGGAAAAATGGAAGGAGAACCCGATGAAGAAATTCTGGAACTGGATCAAAAACAGTGACGACACCAGAATCCTCCGGCTGGAAGGTCCCATCGATGAGGAATCATTCTGGGGTGATGAGATCACGCCGCAGATGTTTCGGGATGAGCTGGAATCCGGCGAGGGGGATGTGACCGTCTGGATCAACAGTCCGGGCGGAAATGTGTTCGCCGCTGCCGAGATCTATACCATGCTTAAGGACTACAAGGGCAGCATCACGGTCAAGATCGATGCAATTGCGGCATCTGCGGCATCCGTTGTGGCAATGGCCGGTGATACTGTCCAGATGAGTCCTGTTGCCATGCTGATGATCCATGACCCCAGCACGGTCGCGATGGGCAACACCAAGGACATGGAAAAGGCCATCGAGGTGCTGACCGAGGTCAAGGAAAGCATCATCAATGCCTACGCAGCGAAGAGCGGCCTCAGCCACGCCCGCATCGCCAACCTTATGAGCAATGAGACCTGGATGAATGCGAAGAAGGCGGTGGAGCTGGGCTTTGCAGACGAGATCCTCTTTGCAAAGAAAGAGGAGGAGCCGGACAGTGACCCGGTAGACCCGGAAAATCCGGAAGAAGACCCTGACAGTGAACCGGGCGAGGGCGAAGAAAAGAAGCCGTTCCAGAAGGATACGGCAGGGCACCTTTTCTCTAGCCGTCAGATGGATCTAATCGTCTTGAACCGTCTGGGTGTGAAGCCGGAAGATGTGGGGCAGAAATACACTGAACCAAAGAAACCGGATGCCGAGCCGCCAGCTGACCCGAAACCGTCCGCAGAGCCGACCCCTCCGGCAGAACCGCCTGCCAATCTGGGACCTGTTCTTGACATGGACGGCAAGACCGAGGATGGCAGCATCCCTTACAATATCCTGATGAAACAGCTTGAGTGCATGAAGTGATGTGCATCCAGGCTGTTTTTATATCCAATCAACCATCACAAATTTATGGAGGAAACGTACTATGAGTAAGATTCTGGAACTGCGCACCAAGCGCAACACTCTCTGGGAGCAGACCAAGGACTTTCTGGAGAAGAACCGCGGCGAGAACGGTCTGGTAAAGGCTGAGGCCGTGGAGCAGTACAACAAGATGGCACAGGAGGTCAAGGACCTGGGTGCAGAGATTGAGCGTCTGGAGCAGCAGGCACAGATCGAGGCACAGCTGTCCGCACCGACTTCCAGCCCTGTCCACGCTGACCCGAAGAGCGGTGCCAAGAAGGATGTCAAGCCGACTGCCACTGCCGAGTATGCCGAGAACTTCTGGAACATGATCCGCAACCGTGGCCATTACGGCGAAGTCCGCAATGCCCTGTCTGTGGGTGAGGACACTGAGGGCGGCTTTACCGTTCCCGATGAGTTTGAGAAGAAGCTGGTGGAGGCACTGGAAGAGAATAACATCTTCCGTGGCATGGCAACGGTCATCCGCACCAGCTCCGGCACCCGCAAGATTCCTATCGCGGAGGATACCGGTGAGGCAAGCTGGATCGATGAGGGCGAGGAGATCCCGGAGAGCGATACCACCTTCGGTCAGACCATGCTGTCTGCGTACAAGCTGGGCACTATGATCAAGATCTCCAATGAGCTGCTGAACGACTCCGCATTCGACCTTGCCACCTATATCGCCCGCCGTTTCGGTGTGCGTATGGGCAACGCAGAGGAGCGCGCCTTTATCACCGGTGACGGTGTGGGCAAGCCTCTGGGTCTGCTGGCTGAGACTGGCGGTGCCAAGGTCGGTGTGACCGCTGCCCAGAAGGATGCCGTTACCTTCGATGAGATCTTTAAGCTCTACTACGCACTGAAGGCTCCGTACCGCAAGAAGGCACAGTTCCTCTGCAACGAAGCCCTGGTGCTGCAGCTGATGACCATCAAGGACAACAACGGCAACTATATCTGGAAGCCTGGTCTGGAGATCGGCAAGCCTGATACCCTGCTGAACCGTCCGCTGAAGACTTCCGCCTTCATGCCGGAGATCAAGGGTGGCAGCAAGGTCATGGCCTTTGGCGATTACAGCTACTACTGGGTGGCTGACCGCCAGAACCGCACCTTCCGCCGTCTGAACGAGCTGTATGCCCGTACTGATCAGGTCGGCTTCCTGACCACCCAGCGTGTGGATGGCAAGCTGATCCTGCCTGAAGCCGTACAGCTTCTGCAGATGGCACCGCAGGGCTAAGAAAGCCAGGAAAGGAGGAGCCGGTTATGGCACTGATTCCGCTTTACGAAGCGAAGACCTATCTCCGCGTGGACAGCAGTGATGAGGATGCCCTGATCGGCATCCTTTTATCTTCTGCGGAGCAGATGTGCAAGGATGTGGGCCGTTTATCGGAAGACCAGTGGGAGGCAGTCAATGCCGCTGATTGGGATGCCGAGAACGGAGTACAGCCTACAAGGGAACTGGAAGCCCTGCGCAGCACCTGCCGTGTGGCGATTCTGTATGCACTGGGGTATCTCTATGAGCACCGGGACGAAGCCGACCATCACCAGCTGATGCTGACGCTTCGTTCCATTCTGTTTGCTGTGAGGGAGGGGGTGTTCTGATGATCGAGAAGCTGAATGAGCGGATCATGATCGAGAAAAGCACGGTTGTGACCGATAAGGTCGGAAACCATCGGAACACATGGGAGAAATATTTCACCTGCTTTGCCTACGCTTCGACCTATCAGGCGCAGGAAGAAGAGGGTGAGGTCATAGCCGAGCAGAAGAGTGTGGTGTTCACGGTCCGCTGGTGCAGTGAGACGAGAGGCCTGACTTCCACTGGCTACCGCATCCGTTTCCGGGAGCAGCTCTACAATATCGAATCCGTTGACCCGATGAATTTCCAGAAGAAAACGCTGAAGATTCATTGCCGTTTGGAAAGGAGGCAGCCGGATGAGCAGAACTGTCAACATCGATGAAATGGCAGATGCCATCAATGAGGGCTTGAAAGAGTATGCGACCCTTGCCTCCACCGAGGTCAAGAAAGCTGTCCGTAAATCTGCCAAGACCGTCAAGGAGCAGATTCAGTCCGGCGCACCGTCCAGAACCGGGCGGTACAAGGAAAGCTGGGTAGCGACCAAACAGTCGGAATCCAGCCAGAGCCTTCAGATGGTGGTGCATTCCAAGAACCGCTACCAGCTGGCACATCTGCTGGAAAAGGGTCATGCCAAGCGCGGCGGCGGTCGTGTGGCAGGAAGACCCCATATTGCTCCGGCAGAACAGGCCGGTATCGAGCAGCTCCAGTCCCTTATCGAAAAGGCACTGAAGTGAGGAGAAACCAATGACCCACGAAGAAGTAAAAGCTCTGGTGGAGGAAATGGGGCTTCCTTATGCGTATGACCATTTCGCAGAAGGGGAGAGTCCTGATCCACCGTTTATCTGCTTCCTGTATCCGAAAGCCGAGAATTTCGGCGCAGATAACCTTGTGTACCACCATTTCAACCGGCTGGACATCGAGGTGTACACCGATTACAAAGACCCGGATATGGAAGCAACTATTGAAGAAGTCCTGACCGCACACGAACTCTACTATGAGAAAAGCGAGGTCTGGATCGAAACCGAAAAAATGTATGAAGTCCTGTATGAGCTGACTGTGTGATGCTCATGCAGGATATTTTTATGGGAGGAACACTATGTCGAAGAAAAGCAATAAGGTCAAATTTGGCCTGAAAAACTGCCATTATGCAAAGGCGACCTTTGACGAAGATGGCAGTGTCACCTATGCGAAGCCGGTCCGCATCCCCGGTGCAGTCAGTCTTTCGATGGATGCCAATGGCGAGATCGAGCCGTTTTATGCGGACAATATCGCCTACTATGTCGTGAATAACAACTCCGGCTACGAGGGGGATCTGGAAATCGCATTGATCCCGGAGAGCTTCCTCACGGACATCATGCACGAGGAGCTGGATGGCAACGGTGTGCTTGCTGAGAACGCCAATGTGGAACTGGAGCATTTCGCATTCCTGTTCGAGTTCGATGGCGACCAGCGTCACATCCGTCATGTGCTGTACAACTGTGTGGCAAGCCGTCCGTCCATCGAGGGTGAGACCAATGAGGACAGCAAGGAAGTCAAGACGGACACCCTGAACCTGCAGGCAACCCCTCTGGCAAACGGTTATGTCAAGGCAAAGACCGGCACCAACACCACCGATGATGTCTATAACAAATGGTACGATGCGGTCTACGAGCCGCAGGCAGAAGCTGTGGACACCGAAGACACCAGTCACACCGAGGAGCCGCAGGGCTAAGTGACCGACACACACTGCAGGGCTTCGGCTCTGCTTACATTATTATAAAGAGGTATACGATTATGAAGAAGATTTTTCCTTTGTTCGCAGTGATCATCGTTCTGGTGCTGGCTGTCTGCTCGTTCCACATCATCCCCACCGGTTACACGGGCGTGAAGACCAGCTTCGGTCAGATCCAGGAGACCACTATCCAGAGTGGCAAGCTCAACTTCTGCATTCCCTTTGTGCAGAGCATCCACAAGGTCAACAACAAGCAGCAGGATAAGCACATCGAGGCGCAGGTATGGGGCGAAGCCGCCGATAAAACACCTGTGTATGCCGCTGATGTCATCGTGACCTATCAGGTGCTTCCTGAGAAGAGTGCATGGCTGTATGCGAATGTGTCCGACATCAAGAATCTGGTCGGTGACGAGCTGGTGGCATCGGCCATTAAGTCTGCGATGGCTGAACTTGGCCCCAATGAGGTGACAAACCGCACCAAGATTGAGCCTCTGGCACAACAGAAGCTGGCAGAATCCCTTGTGCAGAAATATGGTGAGGACGTTGTGTTTGTGAACAAGGTCGTCATCAACGACATGAATTTCGAGGATGCTTATAACGAAGCCATCCAGCAGAAGTCCATTGCACAGCAGAATGCAGATAAGCAGAAGATCGAGAATGAAGCCGCCATTGCCAAGGCAGAAGCGGATAAGCAGGTGGCAATCACCAATGCAGAGGCGGAAGCCCAGAAGACTTCCATTGCCGCAGAAGCACAGGCAGAGGCAAACCGCAAACTGGCAGAAAGCCTGTCCGATACGCTGATCGAGTACCAGAAGATCCAGAAGTGGGATGGTAAGCTGCCTACTGTGAGCGGCGGTAATGCACTGGTGAGCATTGACCCGGCAGAGTAAGAAACACGATATACGGCAGGGCTTCGGCTCTGCCAATTTTACATGAAATTTTGGAGGATTACGATTATGGCAGTTACGAAGAAAATCGAGATCGATGGCAAGGAAGTCACTTTTAAGGCAAGTGCCGCCGTGCCGCGCCTGTACCGCATCAAGTTTGGCCGTGACATTTATAAAGACCTGCGCCAGCTGGAAAAGAGCGTGGGGGAGAACGATGAGGACAATTCCAACCTCGACCTGTTCAGTCTGGAGATGTTCGAGGACCTGGCATGGCTGATGGCTCGTCATGCGGACCCGGCAAAGGTGCCGGACAGCCCGGAGGAGTTTCTGGACCAGTTCAACACCTTCTCCATCTACCAGATCCTGCCCCAGCTGATCGAACTGTGGGGTCTGAACGTGCAGACGGAGGTGGAATCCAGAAAAAACCTCGAAAAAGTGAGCGGGAAATGACCACCCCGCTCTTTCTGCTGCGCTGTGTACAGCTCGGTATCAGCATCGCCGACCTCGACCTGCTGACCATCGGGTTGGTCAATGATATGTTTACGGAGCGGCAGAACGACGAGTATCCGTATAAGGAACTGGCATCGCAGGAGGACTTTGACCGGTTCTAAGGCGAAAAAACAGGCGAACGTGCTTATATCGCAAATGAAATAAGCACGTTCGTCGAGTGAGCGTAAAGAAAAATCCCGCTCAGCCGTTGATGACTGGGCGGGAAAGTCTTTATCGTTTGTATTGAGTCAGTTTCATCCAATTACTTGGAAAGCCAAGCTTATCATACAGTTGCTGCTGCGTGAGTCGGGAGCTTTCTTTTTGATATGTGCGAATGAGGCTAACAAGGCTTTTTTGAATTTCTTAAAGCTATCGTCAGAGAGAAGATAGCGGAAGGCTATAACTAAAGCGAAATAATCTCGTTTTCCCTGAGTGTACTGTGTTCCAGTTTTGGGAATATTGAGTTTGCGATGAAGATTGGTGTCCGGAATATCACGGCGAGAAGAGAAACAATAAAGACACTCATTGTGTGCGCATACGTTTCTGTAAAAGGTTAAACATCTTAAGAACTGTTCCAGTTCCTTTTCGTTTACATGAGGATATTCTTGGGCAACAGCACTTTGCAGGGAGAAGGGCAAAAGCGAATACATTTTAGATATTTGCCCAAAAGTCAATGCATTCACAGCAACCCAAAGCGGAACATTTTGATGTGCATTTCGCTGATGGACGAGATACGAATGATCTGTATCTCGAATGGCTATTTTACTGAGAATATTCGTTAACACTGCGATATCGCGAGCATATTTCGGCTCAGAACGGTAGCTTGCAGTTGATATGTAGTGAGTTTGACTATCCCCGTGATGCTGACAAAAACAATAGGAAATAACCTGACGAATTTTCATTTCTACTTCGCACAGGTATTTAAAAGTAAGTTCTCGGAGTTCTCTGTCAAACTTATAGAGAGCATAGATATCCTCAAAAGTAGTATTAATGTATTTCCGAGTCATGGGGTTCTTAAATGGATATTTATAACCACCAATAAGGGAAAAATAGCCGATGTTAATTAAAGATTCCTTGGTGATGGTTTCATCAGAAATAATGAGTCCCTTTTGATTCTTAAGAATATCTATTTGCTGATCGTATGTTCTAAAGCGATCATTCTGTAATTGATTAGGCATCTCCTTTGCCTCGCATTCGGTAAACTCGTGATAAAAAGAAAAGAGGAGGGCCAACAGGTCCTCCCCCCGGTCTCAGTCCTCGCGAGTATCTGAAACCTGATCACTGAGGCATAGTATAGCAGTTTGCATCTAAAAAGTCAAGACTTTGAAGAGAAAAACCGCAACGTTGCTTCGTGTTTATTATATGCTGAACAATTTGAATTGATACACAGTATTTGCCTGTCTGTTTTACGCAGATGGGCTTTTCTTATGCCCAAAACGAGGAGGTGGTCATCCGCATGGCATCCAGAATCCAGGGCATCACCGTTGAGATCGGCGGCGATACCACAAAGCTCTCCAAAGCACTGGAAAGTGTAAACAAATCAATCAAGGGGACGCAGTCCGGACTGAAGGATGTCAACAAACTCCTGAAACTGGACCCCTCCAATACAGAACTGGTCGTCCAAAAGCAGAAGATGCTGAAGGATGCCATTGAAGCCACCAAGGAAAAGCTGGCAACTCTGAAGACTGCGGCACAGCAGGCTAATGAGCAGCTTGCCAACGGTGAGATCACCCAGCAGCAGTACGATGCCCTCCAGCGTGAGATCGTGGAGACCGAACAGAATCTGCGATCTTTACAGGACCAGGCGGCTACTACCAATGCGACACTTGCCAAGATTGATGAAGCCGGAGAAAAGCTCCAGAATATCGGATCTTCTGTAGAAAATGTCGGTAAGAAGTTCCTGCCGGTGACTGCCGCTGTAACGGGTCTTGGTACTGCCGCAGTGAAGACCGCAGCCGATTTCGATTCCGAGATGAGCAAGGTTTCTGCCATTTCCGGTGCGACTGGGGATGACTTCGACCAGCTTCGTGCAAAAGCCCGTGAAATGGGTGCAAAGACAAAGTTCTCTGCATCCGAGGCGGCCTCGGCGATGGAGTACATGGCCATGGCCGGATGGAAAACGGGGGATATGCTGAATGGTATCGAAGGTATCATGAACCTCGCGGCGGCTTCGGGTGAAGACCTCGCTACGACTTCGGATATTGTCACCGATGCCCTTACCGCTTTCGGTTTGTCTGCGGCGGATTCCGGGCATTTTGCAGATATCCTTGCAGCCGCTTCCTCCAATGCGAACACCAATGTCAGCATGATGGGCGAGACGTTCAAGTACTGTGCGCCTATCGCCGGTGCGCTTGGGTTCTCGGCAGAGGATACCGCAGAAGCCATCGGTCTGATGGCAAACAGTGGTATCAAGGCTTCTCAGGCTGGTACTTCCCTTCGTACCATCATGAACAGCCTTTCCGGTGAAGTGACCTTTGTGGGCAAGAACATCGGTGAGGTCACGATTGCGACCAGCAACGCGGATGGCAGCATGAGAAGCCTGAACGACATCCTTGCGGATTGCCGTGTGGCATTTTCTGGGCTGTCGGAATCTGAGAAGGCCGCCAACGCAGAGGCACTGGTCGGCAAGAATGCCATGTCCGGCTTCCTTGCCCTGATGAATTCCAGCGAGACGGACATCAACAAACTGCGTGGTGCCATTGAAAACTGTGACGGCGCATCCGAGAGCATGGCAGAAACCATGCAGGACAACTTAAATGGTCAGCTCACCATCCTGAAATCTCAGCTGGAGGAGCTGGCTATTTCTTTTGGCGATATCCTGATGCCAACCATCCGCAAGATCGTATCTGCCGTGCAGCAGTTCGTGGACAAGCTCAACAGCATGGATGAAAGTACCAGGGAATGTCCTTCTTCATCTGGCATGGAGAGATGGTTTTGTCCACTACTCGGAGAATCATATTGCGGATTTGCCGAAGCATTACCATTTCTTGAAGCAAATGGTTGATGCGGGTATCGCTAAGATTAGCGTTATGGGCACAATGCACGAGATTGGCTTCTTTGAGGGCAGTATCAATGAAAATACTCCCTGCCATCCCATGAGTCTTTATGGCATTGGTAAGGATGCACTTCGTAATTGTGTAGCGATGATGACTAACGGTAAACACACGAACTGGCAGTGGCTGCGTGGCTATTACATTGTAGGTCATTCTGAGTTTGGCTGCTCTATTTTCTCTAAAATCACGGCAGCAGAAAAAGAAGGCAAAACGGAGTTTCCGTTTACAATGGGGCAGAACCAGTTTGATTTTATTGACTATGATAGGTTCCTTGTCGATGCAAAAATTTATGAACACGAAAAAATGGGAACGGAGTTTAAGCCGACAGGTGCATTAAAATAAAATGTTGCAGTAAATGAAGGGAGGAAAACTATTCTATGGGAATGCAAGTCACTGGAAAGGCTGACTTTATTGCACAGTATCTGGAAAGCGGAGATCTGTATGGCATGATTGTGTCTATCATCAAAACAATGCCGGGTGCACCTGTTATCATGGTAGTTGTGTTGCTGACGATGGTTGCTTTCTATGCGACCTCGTTTGATTCGATTGCTTTGACAGCATCCTGCTATAGCTATCACACACTGGAGGATGGCGAACAACCGAATAAAGGCATTCAGTTGATGTGGTGTGTTCTGCTTATTTTGCTTCCGATTGCTTTGCTGTTTGCAGAAAGTTCCATGAATAATCTTCAATCAGTGAGTATTGTGGCAGCATTCCCGATAGGTGCTGTAATTGTGATGATTGCAGTGAGCTTTATGAAGGATGCTAAAAAATACATGGAAAATTTGGAAAAGTCGGCAAAAGAAAAAAGGGAGAAATAACTGGAGAAATATGTGAGTCGGTAGTATAATTGGATAAAAGACCGTGTGGTTATCCCACACGGTAGCTGCTCGGAAATGCACACCGCTACGAGGTGAGCAGCAGGCAACGGTCTTATGACTGGCTGAGATGTGAAGATGCAACTCTGGATAGGAGGAATAAACCAAATGAGGATAAATAATAAAGAATTTGGAGAATGGACTGCGGACGATCTTCAGGTTCTTCTTAGTAATGATGCCTATCGAGAGAATAATTTTATTGATTATAAGGTAAATTTTGCACCGCTTTTAGATAAGAATAATAAGAAAGAAAAACAAGCTGAATTTAGAAATGATGTTTGTTCCTTTGCGAATGCAGATGGAGGATACATATTTTATGGAATCGGAGAAACTTCTGGAGTAGCCAGTATATTAGCGGGGATTTCGATTCCTAATATTGATCACTTTGAATTGGATCGCCGGAATGAACTACAGGCGATTCGCCCAACTGTGCCGGATGTGACCTTTTCGTTCATTTCATTACAAGATGACAAATATATTGTGGTACTTCATATTCAACGAGGACTGTACAAACCATATATTACAGAAGAACCAGAAGAACAGTTTCATTTCTACATAAGGCATGGGAACAAAAAGCAGGCAATGCTGTCAGAAGATATCAAGAGCTTTAGAAAAGAACGACTGGAAGAACACATTACAGAAATGAAGAAACTATTTGCACTTGTACAGTTGATTCCAGCCACATTTAGAAGTGATTGCGTTCCGATGTATGATCTGTACAGAGAAGGAAAGTTGAATTTCGATGATTTGTTTAATGGCATGATTTATGACCGTGCGGTTCCAAATGTGGATGGCATGGAGCAAACGTCTTTAATATATTTTTTAAACGATACGGGGAATTGAAGAATGATAAATAAAAAAGGTGTGGCATTGGTAATTGCCAATTCTGCGTACATTACGCAGCCTAAATTGAAGTCATGTAAGAAAGACGGAGAGGATATGCGCGGTGCCCTAGAACGGTTGAATTTCGATGTCTTTTTTGCAGAAAATCAAAATAGAGCGGAATTGTTCAATATTATTTCTGAATTTCTTAAGAATGCAGACCTATATTCGACAGTGTTGCTTTATTATACGGGACATGGTGTACAAATAGATGGAGAGAATTATTTTGTTCCTATTGACTATACATATAATCCAATTAAAGCAATTTTTGTGGCAACGCAACTTGTGGGAATGAGAGTTGTACAAGATTATATGGATGCTCATCCGGAAAAGAACAATATTATGATTTTGGATGCGTGTCGTTCTGAGCCGGGTTTTGCTCGTGATATTGTTGGAACGGGACTGGCAGAAATGAAAGCAGGTAGTGGAACGTTTGTTGCTTTTGCAACAGCTCCCAATAAGACCGCTGGTTGTGCGGCTGATGAAAATGGAAACGGATTCTATACAGAATGCTTATTGCGTCATATCGAGCAGCCGAACATAAAAATAGAAGATATGTTTAAAGAAGTAAGGAAAGATGTAATTGCTCTAACAAAAGGTGCTCAAATACCATGGGAAAATACATCTCTAAAAAATGATTTCTATTTTAATATAATGACAAGAGATCAGATCGATGACTGGATTTATAAAACTGTGAGAAATGCATATTCTGCAGAGACTTTAATTGATTTGAGTATTAAAATCAACTGTAGTATCTCCGATGTTATGAGAATATATAATAGACAAAAAAGTGAAAAACCTGGTGGAATATACTTTAATAGCGATGATGAGTTTGAAAAGTTTATTTTGAGACAGGTGTTGAATTTAGGCTTTACATTTGATGATTATAGATGGAAGTATAAAGGAAATCCGGTAGTAATGGGAGAATTTTATCACACATCAAGTTTTGCATCAAAGAGTTAAGAAATTATACGAGTTGGCAGGAAAGGATAAGGAGACGTAATATGGATCAAGAATTATTCAACCCACAGTCTTCTTCCGTAAGTTCCTCCCGAATCATTTACACGCCATCAACCTTTTGCCAGAACATCCTTGCTCCATTTGCAAGAGGTCGGCTCTTTGCAGGCTGTTCACCCACATGTATCCCAGTGGTGTCGTTTCTTTGCTTTATCGTTCTGTCTGGCAAGGGAGAGCTTTCCTATGAGGAGCAAACATATCAGCTGAGTGAGGGAGACTGTGTGTTCATCGATTGTCGAAAGGCTTACAGCCATTCCACATCCAATGATCTCTGGTCGCTCCAATGGTGCCACTTCTACGCACCATCCCTTCCAGCTGTGTATGAGAAATATAAAGAGCGTGGTGGTCGCCCTGTGTTCCACCCAGATGATCTAACACCCTTCACATTACTCCTAACAGACCTCTATAACTTAGCTTCCTCATCTGATTACATCCGGGATATGCGGATCAATGAGAAGCTGGGAAGTCTATTGACTCTCCTAGTGGAACAGTCCTGGCATCCAGAGAGCGTGACGGTGAGCCGGAAGAGAATGGAACTGGCAGCCGTGAAGGAATATCTGGACGAACACTTTACAGAGAAAATTATGCTGGAAGAGTTGGCAGAAAAGTTCTTTATTAACAAGTTCTATCTATCCAAAATCTTCAAAGAGGCTTACGGAACAACAGTCAATAACTATCTGATCTCAAAGCGGATCACCAGAGCCAAGCAGCTGCTTCGCTTCACAGATATGACTGTGGATGAAGTTGGTGTTGCGGTCGGCATGGGAGATGCAAACTATTTTAGTCGGATGTTCCGAAAAGTAGAGGGAATCAGTCCAAGAGAATATCGGAAGCAGTGGTGAACACAGGGGAGAACACCCTGTGTTTTCCTAAAAAGCATATAGTTTGAAACGAAAATAAAGAAAGAGGTGCAACGATGAATATAAGACAGGCGAAGCCAATAATACTCACAGCCCCGGCCTTTGAAGACTTCAGAGGATATCTTGCCGTGCCATACGACCAATCTATAAATTTCACTGTTCGACAGATCAACCAGGGATACAGCAAGAAAGCGTTCACGCTGCGTGGTATGCATTTTCAGGAAGGGGAACACGCACAGGCGAAGCTGGTGTCCTGCCTGCATGGTTCGATTTTCAATGTGGCTGTGGATCTGCGCCCGGGGGAAACCTATGGTCATGCTTACAGTGCGGTGCTGTCTTTTGAAAATCGAAAGCAGATGTACATACCGCGTGGTTTCGCTCATGGGTATCTGACGTTGGAAGATGATACCTTGATGCAGTGGTGTGTGGATAATGATTTCTGCGGTGAAGCTGCCAAGGCTGTGCGGTATGATTCGGATTTTGTCTGAGAAGGTGATACGTGGCCGGGAGCTGAGTATATAATATCGGAAAAAGATCGGAATGCTGTGAGATTGGAGAATTTTTGTGGGAGATAAAAGACCATATAAACCAAGAAAACCCGGTGCCGGCCGGAAACCGTTGAAGCCGAGCTATGATGCGGCAGCTATCCTGCAGGAACAGATGGAAGCGGCTGTGGCTCTCTATACCAATAATTCCCTTCAGACAATCGCAGACATACTATCTCTCAATCCCATCAAGGTGCGAAAGCTATTGATCACAGCCGGTGTTTATGAATCTGAAATTGCAGATGCGGTGAATTCTGTTTTTGAGGGAAAACGGGGAATACCTTATAAAGAAGCGTTGGAAGCGGTGGCAGCAGAGCTAAATCTGTCAAAGGCATCGGTGACTTCTTATTTACCTTATAAGAAAGGCGTGTATTTCAGAGAGGATTTTGTGATCGAGACCAGATCAGCGTTATGGCAGAGGGGCTTCGACGAATGCGGCAGAGGAAGAAAGCAGTTGAAGCGTTGCAGAGCGGTCATGATGAACAGCATCTCTGGAAGTGTGTGGTTGCTTTTCAAGGATACCGGTTCAAGACGATATCCGGATTGCCGTTTTCCTATAAGATCAAGACCGGGCGGAATGGGGAACTGACCAAAGAACTGTGGATCGATCGTCGAGAAGGTAGCAAGAGCCTGACGTGGAGTTCGGTATTGCTTGCACTGGGGAATATAAAAGGAGAAGTGGTAGATCGCCCGAAAGCTCTGGGCGATATCCGGGGCGTAACTTACATATTCGGAATGTTCTACCGGTTCGGGCTGATCGATGTGCCAGATGAGGTGAAGGAGAAGATGAAGCACCCGAAGCAAAATATTGGTAAGCAATGAAAAATTCAGCTGCTATGTATAGAACTGTGAGGTAATATCCATCCTAACCAGGGAGCAGAATGTATGGCTCACGGTTAGGAAGGTAGGTAGCATTATAGAAAAACTGAAAGAGATGCTGGAAGAGTATTTGAAGAAAACGGAACCAGAGTATTATCCGCCTGTAGAAAATCTGCTGGATCTGATCTACGAGCATTACACGGAAAACAACCCAGTAGAGAAAAACACAGTTGCCGGAAAAGTCGCAAAGGAAAAAGAAAAGGAACTGGAAGAGTGGATGCGTGGCTTGGATGGTATGGATAGGTTGGTAGATGACTATGTTGGAGATAAGATTCCACTTTGGGAAAAAATCATGGACCAGCAGGGAACGGTGTGCTGTGCATGGGAGAAGACTGCTTTTGAGGAAGGCATGAAAGTCGGAATCAGGCTCATGATGGAAGCTATGACGTAAGTGCGATTCGTTCCATATAGGTTGCAATGGAAATAAAAAATCCCTCACTGTGATGTATGTATAGCTATCAGTGTGGTCTTCAGAGTATTGAAAACCGTGCCAATGTGCAGACGAAAGGCAGTGGGTTTGACCAGTATGTCGATTTCAACATTCGATTGAGCAAGAACTCCTCTCAGCCATCGAATCAAGGTTATGTCAAACTTCTTCAGGGAATGATGTCCATGGCGGATTTTATTGGAAAATTCTCGGAGGGGTACAAATGCTGTTATGTTTGCGAAATCGAAGAATTTGAGACTCTTCCGCAAGGCGCAAAAAGCGGTATTTATGAAAACACACTCTTATTCGGCTATACCTCGACCCGAACCGACCTGGTGTCCTTTTTGTGTTTTGTGGTTCTATCTGGAAAAGGCAGTCTGAAATACGAAGGTGTGGATTATGAACTGGGAGCAGGAGACTGTGTGTTCATTGACTGCCGAAAAGCCTATAGCCATTCCACCTCGGATGACCTTTGGTCGCTCCAGTGGTGCCACTTCTATGCACCATCTCTTCCAGCTGTATATGAAAAGTACAAAGAGCGAGGCGGCCGACCTGTGTTCCACCCGGCGGATATTGAACCGTTCACTACACTTCTGACGGATATCTACGATTTGGCATTATCTTCCGATTACATACGAGACGTGCGGATCAATGAGAAGTTGGGTACTCTGTTAACTCTCCTGATGGAACAGTCATGGCATCCAGAGAGCATGACGGTGAGCCGAAAGCGGCTGGAATTAGCAGCCGTGAAGGAGTATCTGGACGAGCATTACACGGAAAAAATCGCACTGGATGATCTGTCTGAACACTTCTTTATCAATAAGTTCTACTTGTCCAAAATCTTTAGAGAAACATATGGAACGACGGTCAACAACTATCTGATCTCAAAGCGGATCACCAGAGCCAAGCAGCTGCTCCGATTTACGGACATGACTGTGGATGAAATCGGTGCGGCAGTAGGAATGGCGGATGCAAACTACTTCAGCCGGATGTTCCGAAAAGTAGAAGGCATCAGTCCAAGGGAGTACAGAAAGCCAATAATAATTGAAACACGGCGTTTTGAAGACTTCCGGGGATGGATGTCTGTGTCAGCAGAGGGATTCCATGTGCTTCAAATCAACCAAGGATTCAGCAAAAAAGCTGGAACGCTGCGTGGACTACACTTTCAAGAGGGTGAATACGTGCAGGCAAAGCTGGTATCTTGTCTGCACGGGAGCATATTTAATGTGGCTGTGGATTTGAGACCCGGAGAAAACTACGGTCATGCGTATGGAGAGATTCTGTCCTTTGAAAACCAGAAACAGATGTACATTCCGAGAGGCTTCGCCCACGGATATCTGACCTTGGAAGATGACACCCTGATGCAGTGGTGTGTGGATAACGATTTCTGTGCTGCTGCGGCTAAAGCCGTGAGGTACGATTCGGAATTCAACTGGTAAACGAATCCGTGGCCAGTAATGGAATATATCCTCTCCGAAAAAGATAAAAGTGCCAAGTCCTTGTAAGAACTGGTGAAGTGTGGTTTAATTAAATCATAAAACTAATCTTTATCCTCGACTCCGTCCCACCCTATGTACCGTACTTCTACATCATCAAAACCACTCCAGTTCAACCTTTGTCCACAGCGGTCGCAAAAGCGTTGATACCCACGATTCTACAATACTCATTGGAGGTGTAAATCACATGAAAAATAAATTAGATTGGTTCGATGATAACTGGAATTGGGATGTACGGTCCACACGAGTACTGCATGAGCTTCTGCTTTCCCCTACTTACCGGTGGCCGAGGAAGGTGAATGAGGTGTGTTCCTATAAGTAGGGCGCGGAATTTCCAAGGTGTCCACGTTGTGGAAGCGCTATGGATCTATCACATGAATTGTGGGAGCGTGAGCTCCCATTGCTGCTCGAAACTTTGCATACCTCTCCGTGGTGAGCAGCAGGCAACACATGAGAATGTGGCTAAGATGCAAAGAAGTTAAGTAATGTCTAAAATATGTTTATAGAGATAAGACAAGGTATTAATTGATACTATAACATGCAAATCATTGGATACAATGTGAAGGAGGAATCTTGGTGGAAGAAAATCTTGTTCACCATAACTTGGATTTTTTGAAGATTCTTGGGAGATATACATTAGATAGCAAGATGTTAGTTTGCCAAAAATACTCAAGTAGAATTATGAGCCGCTCGATGGTTGATTTGAACAAGGCTTGTGAAGAAAATATCATGCCCTGGGAAATTGAGGCATTTGCGGCTTATTCAATAGTTTATGATAATGATTGTGCATCAGAAGAACTAGACGGAAAAACATTTGCAGAAACGATTACTTTGATAAGGAATTACTGGCATGAAGGTTTAACCGCAGCGGAAGAAAGCGGAGATTATCCGGAGTTTTTTATGATGATCTCTGCATTGCAGCAGTTTCCGGTTCAGGGAGTTTTTATTCAAAAACTATATAGGTATCATTATTTTTTTACTTTCCAAAATAGTAATTTAGATATGAGAAAGGTGCTTTTTGATAAAATGGGAGTTGCTTATGAGCAACTAGAAGAACTTGCCTTTCTTGTGTTTTATGGGTTTAGCCAAGAAGTTCAGGATAAACTTGAAGAGTCTACAATTCAGAAGATACTTGAGAAAGCTTTTTCTGATACAGATGCTGTGAGATTACTTTCTATCGAAAAAGATGATTATAAAAAGGAACTATTTTCGCTGTATAAGGATAATATAATTGATCAATATTATGGATTGAAAATTCAGTATCTTTATCCATTTATATCAGGAAAAGATTTTACATACATTCCATCGCCATATCTTGTAGTGAATGCAGTGACTGAGTCAATGTTAAATCGGGTGACATTTAGAGATAATAAGTTGCGGCGAGCTATAGGAAAAGAAGTAATCGAAAGCTATCTTTATAATATTGTAAGACAACTTGATACAGTTACATGGATATCACCAGAACTGCTATACAAAAAGGGAAAAGATAAACTCTTGACTTCTGATGTTATTGCAGCTGAGGGAGACAATGTGATTTTCTATGATACAAAGGCAATTACACCAAGCTTAAAGTTGAGAAAATTTGATGTTGCGGAAATCGAAGCGGATATTGAGATTTATGCAGAAGATGTAATACAAATTTATAATCAAATTAACAATTATTTGCAGGGATGTTTTCAATTGGATAAACAATATTTAAAAGATAAAATATTCGGTATTGTAGTTGTCCTAGAAGATGCCGTTGTTTCCAGAAAAAAGGTGTATGAAAAAGTATATGAAATACTTGAAAAAACAGAAACCTTAGATACCGAAGAAAAAAACTATATTTGTAGCCATATAAAAGTGCTTCCCCTTCGAGCAATTGAATGCATGATTTTGCAGAATACAAGTTTATTACCAGAACTGATAGAGCAGCTTAGCAAGCCAGAAAGATGGTATGATTACACATATACAAATGCGACTATTGAAAATGGGAAAATACCTTTGTATTCTAAGTATGAAAAAGATTTAAAAAGTAGAATAAAAAATCGTATTATGGGTTAATTGCTCATTAGACTTTATTGACTCGTAAATTATAAATGAAAGAAGGACACACTTATGCCCAGAACCAAAGGCGGCAAGAATAAACCGAAGATCACCACCGACTTCACATCCCAAATCGCAGAAAAGCAGGAATCCATCGCTTCTCTGACTGCCGAAATCACTTCCATTACCGCCAACATCGACACACTGAAAGTTGACCTGAAAAAGAAGAAGACTGCTCTCAAGTCTGCCCAGAAAGAACTGACGAAGCTGGAATCCAAGAAAGCAACCGCCGATCAGAAGGCCGCCGAAGTGGCGAAGAAGAACGAAGCAGAAAACCTCGTGAAGATGCTGTTGGCCAGCGGAATGAGTGCAGATGAGATTCTCGAAAAACTGAAATAAATGAATTGCCGCGTGGCTATCTCTCGGGGGACAGTCGCACGGCTTTTTGCATTACGGATATATAATTTGTAACGGAAATAAAACTTGCGAGCACAAAAATACATAAGCAGTCAATAAGCACCCGTTGATCCCCTCCCCCAAAAATGAGAACCTCGAAACCAAAATGCTCAAAAGGGTTTAAGTTATATGACAATATGTAAGAATAGAGTTTGGTCGCAGAAAGAAACATTCAAGAGGTTCTTCTGTTAGGATCTTACCACATCTTAATTTCTGCGATTTTTTCATTTTTTTTGAAATTTCCTAGAATCTATTAACGCACTAAACGGCGTTACCTTTCAACAGAAGGCTTATGACTGCGTACTACTTTACAATTTTCATCGCATATTTTTTAAACAATTGACTTTAGTACGGAAATTAATTCGGAAATTCCATTCACGCTAATATCAATATAAGGATACAACATTGCTTCCTCTTTGAAATCTATATTTAACGCGATTATTTTCTTGTTGGGAAAATATTTTTTCTTTAGTGCAATCGCATATCCGATTTCACATGATACACTTTTTCCGAAAGGACAAACCGCTAATATGATGTCACAAATTTCGATTTCAGAGAAACATTTCTCTGAAACAAGAAGCATATTCTCTTTGTCCGTTGCATTATTATTGATGGTTTCAGGGAGAAATGCATCAATGCCATTGTTCTTTAGAGCTTGGTATATCTCGTTATTTATTTTTTTATGTGCAATATACTTTGATGCGATATAAACTTTCAT